GTAGCGCCGCCGAAACTTCCATATCCTGCGATAGTAAAAACACCAGCGCTTGAAAAAGATGCTTTCTCCGCAAGCGCCCCTGTATTGGTTGAAAATTGAAATGATAATTTACTGGTTGCCACAGCCGCTCCAGATACCGGTTGCAGTCCTACAATTGCCCGCAAGCTATCAGCCGCACCGCCAGCGTCAGTATGCCAGCCGCTTGCTTTCCACAATGCAACCGGTGAAAATGCCATTGCACCTGCTCCCGTTGCCGCATCTGGATTGCCCAGACGCAGGCCCTTGAGTGCGCTAAATGCTGGCAAAGTACCCTCACTGATATGCAAGCCCGCTATCATGGGGGTTAATGTATTTATACTTACCAGTCCACTGCTTGAAATATAAACCGGCGTTGCGGTTGCGCCAAGCGTTGTGTTTCCTTTGGCGCGTAAATTGCCATTTGCGCGAATCCCGAGTATATTCGCTAGAGAATCGTTGCTTGTAATTTTACCATTTGCAATTATTTCCCCATCTAATTTGCTTGTACCCGTATTGTACAGCCCAAATAATTTTGCTATTTTAGCAGTTTGAATATATGCGGTGTCGCCTGCTACATTTATCCATGCTGAATCTGAAATTATAGTACGAACTTGAGCATCGGTTAATCCTGGAACTGTAAATTGACGTATTAATTTTCTAATATGTTGATCAAACCTTGAAGTGTCAATTTTTGAACTATCTATTGACATATAGGCAATAATAGCCCCATTCAACGAATCATCATCTGTCCAAGTTACGGCTCCAACAGAAAAATCTTTAGTGCTTTTAATAGTCACATCGTCTTTTAAAAGAGTTGTTTTCTCAACCCTGAAAGAATCATCGATAGCAATTTTCCCACCTGCCGCAATATCGCCTTTAATAATGGCTGTTTTTTCCACCCGTAAGCTGTCGTTAACAACAGCCTTTTGTTTCAGCAATACGGATTCTTCAACCCGCAAGGAATCCATAACAACCAGTTTTTGCTTGAGCAAAGTTGATTTTTCCACTCGCAGCGAATCATTGATAACGCCCTTTAGACGTACTTCCAAATCGCCCTTGACCAGGGCAGGACCTTCCGAGCGCAGGCCTTTGCCGGTGACAATACTGTCCGGAGAGGTGATCTTGCCGACATTGGAAATCGCTGCAGTTGTACCGGTTGTTCCCACCAAGATTCCGCCTTTAAACCGGCCAGCGCCTTCCGCTCTGAAATTATAAGCGGCAATTGAATCCGGCGTAGTGATCTTGCCGGCCGTCGAAATAATAGCCGTTGTGCCGGTGGTACCGATCTCAACCTGGCCTTTTTGCCTGGATGGACCCTCAACCCGCAAGCCCTTAATTACAACCGCCGAATCTGAGGCGGTGAGCTTGGTCGTTACCGTGCCATTCAGCACAATATCGGAGTTCGAGGTAATGACTCCGTCCACCTTGAGCGTGCCAGAGCACCGCATACCAGGGACCTTGATCGGTATACTGTGCCTGGTGATAAGGGAATCGTTCACCAGGGCCCACGGCGAATAATTCGACATCCGCACCTCTTGCGCAAAAACAAAAGACGCAGCGAAGAATAAAAGACAAAACAAGACCGCTTGAACCTTTTTCATGATGGTAAACCTCACGGAAGTTGATATGATAAATACATGATTTTATAGGAATCTGTGCCGTTATTGCAATTCGTGAAAACATAAAGCGTATTGCCCTTGCGTATGAAAACCTGCCGGCCGCCGAAATGATCAGAGGCCCACTCGTATTGTGCACCCCACAAACTCGCGCTGGCATAAAGGGGATTAATGAAGATCGGGTTTCGTTTATCTTCCACCCATGCCGGCGTGTCTTTGCGTTCATCCCAGTACATTAGGCCGCACATACTGTTCGCCCGGTTGCCCGATGTTCTGTAGCGCGAGGTGCCGTTCAAAAGGCCATACAGCCGGTTCCTGAAAATAAAATAGTTAAGATCGGTCACATGCGAAGAGCGGAAGGTCCCGTCATTTGTCAACCCCATAGCAAGGATAAGCGCCGGATTGGTAAACGGACCTTCCGGCGTGAGCGAGAAAGCCTCGTACATGCTCTGGTCCCAATAATCGTAAGACGGCGAGCCTGGGGCCGTATCGACATTATACGAAATACGGAATACCCCGCCGTACCGGACCACAGTCGGAAAATGATGATCGTAAGAAGAGGTACGGGAAACCAATTCTAGTGTGGAATATTCTATATTACCGAAATCCTCATCGAATTTCGCCCAGCCGGTGGTAAGTCTACCGCCTGAATTTTTGCCCCAAAAATATCCTATATACCTATCTTCCGCATCCAGCTTGTATATATTATTGACAATAGCCAGCCGTGAGTGGCACCAGGTGCCACCCTGGGGGACGAAGATAGCGGCATCTGAGTTCATGACAGTCCAGGTATCAGGAAATTCAGCCGGCGTCGCCTGAAAGGCGCCTACCCTCCACACGCCCGAACCGTCCACCCCGGTAACGAGCATTATGTAATTGCCATTGGAATGCCGGAATATCGGGCCAGGCGCAACATAAGTTGACCGCCAGCCAGATCCAGCTGTAGAAATAATCGGAGAGCCTGAATTACCAAAAGTCCAACCCATCTCGAACATGTTGTACAGCAAAACCCGGTGTCCGGCCTGCCAGTTTCCCTCCGCACCCATAATCACGGTATAATTCAAAACTTTTGTGGCATAGACGCCACCGGTGATTTTCAGAAGATCGGTGTAGGTGCCGCCGATATCCGGATCGGCTGTTCCGGAATAAAGGTCCAGGTTCAAAAGCGCCCACTCCTGCCCCTCGACCGGACTCATTATTGTTTCTTTGTACGGCAACCAGGAAAGGGTTATGGTATTGGCGCCGGTGTCGACTGAGGCAACAGTTATCTCCGTGCCCGCTGAAAGAGCAAGATTATTGTTCATCTCAGTGTTGCGGATCCAGCACTGCTTTGCCGGAAACCAGTCCTCGATTCCTTCGGTGTAATATTTTGAGTCCAAGCCGGCTTCGGCAATTTCCTGAAGCGCACCTTCTACATCGGTTGCAGTGATAAAATCACCGTCATCTTCTATATCAACCGCTGCAGCGTTATGTACCTTATTCGCTGCCGGAGCCGATGAGCCCCCTGCGCCGTCTGCATTGACGTGAGCTGCTATATCTGGTGATACTGCGCCGGAAGCGAGCTCTTGCAGGGCCGCTTCAGTTGTACTACCCGTGAAATAATCTCCGGCATCAGCAATATCAATATTTGCAGCGTCATGTGCGCTTGCCGCGCTTTCATGTGTCCCTAACGCAGCCGGATCGAAGATTTCCGTCCAATTCGTCGTCGGCGTGCCGGTGGTGCCATCGGTATTGACATACCTTTTGCCGCTTGTCGCGCCGGACGTACTTTTGCAGTACTGCCCTTTCAATCCAGACAGATTGCCGTGCGGATTGCCGGCGTATTCCCGCTCCGCTGCATGCAGGTCGGATCCGGTTTTACTGTTGTGCTGTACATTAGCCATTTATTCATTTTCCGAAATTATATTGTCACCGTTCAAGTCGATCAACTGATTTCCGGCTGAATCTACGACATTATATGTCTCAGCCGGTGCGCTGCCAATCAGAAGGAAAAGTTCTTTTAAAACCGCTTCCAAACTGTGACTTGAAAAGTAAGAATCAACGTCTGCGACGAAAATATTTGTCGCTTCCAAAGCATAATTGACTGACTTTGCTTCATGCACTTCCCCGTTTTCATCCTTCACGCGGAGAGTAGGGATAATCGCCCTGGCTGTGCGCCCGGTCTGAATATTGCCCCATTCCTTCTTTGCGATCGCCTTGGATGCTTTGTCGCTCTTTTTGAAAAACGCGAGAAACTTTTTCGACAAATCATTCGACATCGATCCTGCACTCCCATGGCTTGGTCAGTTGCCAGCTCTTTTTCGTCACCCGCACCGTTGCATTAATTCCGAGTGCGGCGTCTACAATGGTAATGTCATCCCCGGTTTTGAATAGCTTGGTGATGTAAGTTGTACGGTCGCGCTGCCACAAATCGACCATACTCACATCATAAGTAACTTTTGGAGCGTTGCACTTCAAAAGTTCTGTCTGTGCCAGCTTCCACAAATCCGCCCTGCTATCGTAGGCGAAAAACTTATCTTCGTCGTTAATGTACTCTGACATTACCACGCACACCGCGTCTACATAAAATGTACAAGCCCCGCCGTCCGCCAATATTTCAAGGTCGTGTGAGGTAGTTCCTTCCGCGCACACCCCGCCTTCTACAATGATCTGCCGCCAGCCGGTGCCGTTGTAAACCGCCTCATCTTCGCCGGTTGTTTTGTTTGTCGGAAAATACTCTGTTGCCCCCACCTTTATTTTTGTCACAAGTTTTGCGCTGGGATCGATGCTTTCGATATATATCCAGACGTAATAGCTGACACTGGCCGATGATCCCGTATAAACAGGCCTTTTGATCCCCTGGCCATCTGTCGCTATTACCTTTTGCGACTTTGTTCCTATCCTGACAAAATCCGGATCGACTGTCTCAGAGACAGTTGGAGTGTCGATCAGTTCCCAGCCCTCGCACAAACCATCGGTATAGACACCTGATAAATCTGAGATTCCAGCCGGTCCTGCTGCATTCAGCACATCAGCGATATCCTCGTTCCGGAATACTTTTTCCATCCTAAGATAATCGGTTTCAGCCTTTGCGTCCGGCACATAAGGCGAAGGAACGGTAAGGCTCTGGAAAATTATCGCCTTCATGTCTGCCAGGCTGTTGTCCGGGAAGGTAATCAGTGTTTGCAGTTGATCATAATCCCCTACTGTTTTTAGGCTGTCGGTGATCAAAAGAGTATATCCCTCGAAATATAAATACCAGCCATTCAAGCTGTCATTTTGTGTCAAAAGCTGATCTGTATCGAGTTTTATCCACCGCCCGGTATTGGCAGTGATTATGAACATCGCGCCTACAACATCCATAGCAACCGGGTTCATATATGAAGAAATATCAACGCTGTTTTTTCTTTGTCCGGCCATGGCCGCCCCACCGCGTGGCACAATTCTGCTGGCAAAACCATCGTCAAGCGACAAAGTATGTTTGAGCGACAAAAGATTGACCCCGTAAGCGACTTCACACGCCCCGCCGGTGCCGTTGGCGATGAAATCCAGGTTGCGGATATTCACTTTCTTGTGGTTTGCCCCGCCGTCTGCTATGACATCCCACTCATAGCCGGTTTTTTCGGCCAGGCGCTTGATCGCTTCCATGCAGCTTTCATAATCGATATCAAAATCAATCGCCGTAGTAGGCGTGACTGTGCCGGAAACAAAAGCGTCAGAAAAGGTAAGGATATAGGCAAGCACCGTGGCCGGCGTGACCTGGACAAATCTTTTCGCTGTTGGAATAACGCGGCTCAAAAGATCGTATTTTATGTGCTCACAAAAACACTCGATAATAACTTTTTGCCCACTGCGAAAGCGGGATACTCTCTTTATCCGGTAAAGCACATAAGTATCAGCAACCCGGTCCTGCAAACGCACACAATTGCCCACCACCAAAACAGCGACGTAATCTGTCCTGTAATCCGCCTGGAATGTAAGCGATTGCTCGCCGTTTATTTCTTCAACTACTTCGCCTGAGATTAATCCGTAATTGCTTGCGCCGGGCTGCTTGTCATAAGCAAGAGCGATATCGCCTAACCAGTAATCATTTGCCTGGTTGTAGATATAAAGGCCATATATGTTTTTTATGACGGCCATTAGCCCACCTGGAGCAAGCCGATAGTGACAAGCGCTTTGGTGCTTATGAGGGTAGATCCTATATAGGCAACCTTACAGGTTCCATCCCACCTCACCTCGTAAGTGATTTCTGTATTTCCGCCGAATATCAGCGTGGCGTCGATATCGATATAAGTAGACAATAATCCTTTTAGACTTGAGATATATCCGTCTAAAAGAGCCCTGGTCGTTCCAACCATCAGGCCGGTAACGATAATATGCTTTTCCCCATAATCCCCTCCGAAAACATAGGGATAATCTTTGCCCGGAACGAAAATCAATTCCTGCCTGAGAGGCGGCGAGTCTGCTAGTCCTACTATGCCATTTTTCACAATAGTAAAATAGCCATAATCAGAGGTATAAAGATTTGTTCCCTCGATCTGTATTTCATAGGCCAGAGGCATGTTATTCCACCAATCCCGATGATCTTAATTTCTTGTTATATGACTCGCCAACCATGGCAGAGGCCAGTTCCGGACCCGCTGCACTACTCCCCCCGATCTTGACCCAGCCGGTTTGGATATTGACCTGTGCGGAAGTCGCTTGCACGGTGACATTGGTGGCGAAAACATTCAGGCTGGCAACCATATTGTTGATCTCTTTCTCGTAGCTATTCCCGCCGCGGTATGGCGCTTCAGTAAACTTTCCTTGTGCGACATATTCATTCAGCAAGCCATAAATCGATCTAACATATTGATCTAAAGACCACAGCGCCAAAACCATTTCATCAGCCTGACGAAAGGTGATTTGCTTGGTTTTTGTGAAAGCAATCATCTCTTCGCCTTTGGTGCTTTTTGTGCCGGAATCTACTATTGTGCCCCTGATAAGATTATTCAGCTGTTCCACCAAATCACGGGCATCCTGGCCGGTCAATGCGGCCGGCAAATCCATACCGAAAGCAGATTTAAAAGCATCAAGGATATTATAGGCCTGTCCGGTTGCCGGGTTTATTTGGTCGAGATAGCCGGTAAATAGTTTTATCTTTGCCAATGCATCTTCAGTAGCTCGTGGCAATTCAACGCCGAATTTCTTTTTGAACATATCGACAAATATGGAAAGCTTTTGCGCTGGGTCTTCGATATTGAGAGTTGAAACAGTGAAATTCCACTGGTCTACTACCCCGGCGAAATCATCTGAGAACTGTCCGAAATTGGCAATCAGTTTATCGATCTCAGCGAGCTTGGCCTCAAGCAGTTCTCTTTGTTCACCTACTGGCCCGAATGGTAGATTTAATTGCCACCAGATATCGGCCCTTTCCTCTGCCAACTTTGCCAGGGTGGCATCCCTGATAGAGTCAACATAATCTGATATTGCTTCCTGAAACTCCTTGGTAGACATAGCGGCTTTGTGCATATTTTCATCTGTATCAGTAAGAAAAGACGTAATCAAGCCAAATGCCCCACTAAGAATATCAAATGGATTTTTAGTAATGAGACCAGAAATCATCTGTAATGCTGAATCGCTAAACATTTGGAATACACGGTCACCGCCGCTTAAAACATAAAATAAATCACTTGCAGATCTCTCTAATTGCCTTACATCTTTTGCGCCATCCTGCAGATTGGCCCACAAAGCATCTAGGTAATTCACCCCAATGGGAGGATTCATATCTTTTGGAAGTGGCTGTTCTGGTATAAGCGTAAGGCCGGTTTCTTCTCCCATCCACTTTCCGCCACTACGCGGGAGCTTGGTCTGATGTTTTTCCATTTTCTCCATGGACTTCAACTCTTTTTCCCGCTCCTTCGCAGATCCTTCTGCTAGATCTTTTCTAGCTTTTTCCAGATCAAGAAGAATTTGCTCGGAAAGCAAAATCCTGGTAACGATTTTTAATTCGTCGTTTTTTATCTCGCCCGTTCTGAGGTTTATTGTCTCGCCGTCTTTCAACTCTCCCGTTTCCGCCTTTTTCGCTTCTGCTATGGCTATAGCCGCTTTGTTGCGGTCGTTATCCAACAGCATCATTGACTTTGAAAGATCGAAGGCTTGAGCCTGTTCTTTGCGGATATTCTCAGCGAGTTTACCCAGCTGCTCGTATGTAGCAACCATCCCGAGCGAGCGCGCCTGGTCCTGCAGTTCTTTGATTTGTTTTAACTTTGCTTCAACTTCGTCCGAGCTAACGGAAATCTTTTTCAGGTTTAACCCGGCTGTTTCTGCCCAATTGCTGATATCCTTTAGATATTCTATTTCCGCCTGCAGGCCCTTTACCAGCTCACCGGGAGTGAGTTCATCTAAAAAGCCCTGCATCTTCTTTGCTGTCTCGCTCTGCGCCGGGAAAGAGATAAAGAAATCCCGCACCTCTTCGAATGTCTTTTGCAGGTTTGCGGTATTCGGGTCCATGAGCAGCGTCATAACCTTGTTCAGAGCTTCCAGTCTGCTCTTGGTATCTGCCACACTGGCCAGGGTTTTTCCTACAAACTGCCATTCTCTTTGCAGTCTTTTTGCCTCTGTTTCTCCTTCCAAACCAAGTGCGCCGAAAAGGTCGATCAATATTTTTACCGATCCAGCCACAGCCGGCATAATTTCGTTGCCTAGTTTTATCATCTCAGCGGCAAAGGCATTCTTTTGCAGCTCCCATTGCTGGAACGGGCTATCCATGATTTTATTGAAAGCCTGCTGCGCTGCGCCTGCTGAATTTCTGAGATTATCCAAGCTTCGGGTGTAAGCATCCGCCTGGGTCCCCGCAATAGCGGAAGCGGCTCGGAAAGCACGGATTTCTGGAACAATCGCCTGTAGTACCTCGACGTTATCCCCGGCTTTTTTGTTTAGATCGGCGATAAAGCCCTGGAAGCCTTTTGCTTTCATGCCTGCAATAGACCATTCAATGCCGACCGATTCGGCCGCTGCCCTGGCTTCCTTTGTGGGATTGATAATAGAGGTAAACAACCGGTTCATGGATGTAGCAGATTCATCGGGTGAATAACCGGCCAGTGTCATGGCAACCATACCGGCCGCTACTTCTTTAAAAGCCACGCCCGCGAGGGCCGCTGTAGAAACGACCGTGCCGATGGTTGGCGCGAGCTGCTCCATGGTGAGCTTGCCGTCTTTAATCGCAACGAACATATCATCGGAAATCTCAGTAGCTTTGGAGGCCTCTAGCTGATAGGCATTCAAAACATTTGTGATAGCGTCCACGGTGGTAAAGGTATCTGACATGCCGGCAATCGCGCCCTTGGCTGATACTTCGAGTACATCCATGGCTTTAGCCGAATCGGTTATACCTGCTGAAAGTACCTGGTAATAGCCCTTGGCAAGCTGCTGCGCTGTTTGCGGAATGCGTTTTGAGATATCCAGTATTTCGTTGCCGATGCCCTTGATTTCTTTGCTGGTTTTATCCGTGATAGACCAAATCTCGCGCATGGCAGAGCCGTACTCTTTGGCCATACCGACGGCTTTCAGGCCGACGGCCCCGAGAAATGCGGTCACGGTGGCAATACCACCGCCGATGGCTAGGCTCTTCATGTCCATGTCGAATTTCGACATAAGCGCACCGGCTTCACCAAATCCAGATCTTAATCCGGAAGTGTCAAGTCCAAGCGCATAATGCAAACGATCTATCAGCATTTACTTACATCTCGAATTGTTGTGAGCCGGTGATTTTCTGAAACTGTAGCATCTCTGCCAGTTTCGGAGTTAAGCGCTTTTTTAGCTGTTCAACGGCAAAACCTAAAACGGAATAGTTGGAAAGCGCTTCAAGCGGCACGGCGTATTCCATGCCTGCGTACAGAATCCCGACCATCATCTCGCTGCTGTCATTGGTTGCGCTGGCAGAACCATGCCCGTAATTGACTACCCTGGATTCTCCCGGCGCAAGCACCTCGATCATGATCGAATCGCGCAAGTTGCCGGTTCGGTCTTGCCATGCCCCAGGCCTTGCAGGGTTTTTAGCCAGATTTTGCATTTCCGTCAAAATGGCTTCAATGGCTTCCGGACCGAGTTCGTTTTCCACTGATTCGAGGATGGCACCTAAGCTGGCCAGCGCCTGTTCCGCCTGATTACTGGCATTGGCCATCCTTTTAGCGGTTAACTTTCCGTATTTTGCATGAACCTTACCCGGCATAGTCTATACCTAAATCCTTTAGGTTTGAAAATTCGGAAACATCCTTTTCCTGGCCATCTTTGGTTTCGATCTTTGGCCAGAAATCCAGCAATAAAAATAGATAAGCACAGGGCAGTTCCCATACAATGTATTCCGGCTTCCAGTGCGTTTCCTTTACCAGCGCAGCCATGCCTTTAGCGATCCGCACAAGGAAAGAATCTTCTACGTCTGCTGCCCCGCCATCGCTCCCGTCATTTTTTTTTCCAGCGCGAAACGGGGATTACGGGCAAGCCATTCCTCGAAAATCTTCAAAAGCAACTGATCGGTGGTATTCCATTCCAGATCTTCGTTAGTCACCGGATAATCAGCTTCTTTCAAGTTGCCGCGTTTCTCTTTCCACTTTGCGGCCGGGGTGAGGATCATCTGGAAAATATTGAGATTCTGCTTTATCGATTTATCAATCCGTTCTTTAAAAAGGTCATAGATACTTTTGTCCTTTTTTTCTTTCGATATCTGCTGCAGCATATCCAGGTCAACGGTTTCTGTCTTGGCAATCATCTTCTTTATGATGATCGTTACCGCGCCCGCCGGCAATGCTTCGACAAATACGGTTTTCTCACCGATCTTGAATTCCGCCGGTTGGTTGATCAACTGCTCTGTGGTGGGCTCTCCCATGGTCTAGTCCTTTATAAAGCAATGAAGTTTATTACCCGCGCGCGCTTGTCTATAGCGCTCGGGATGTTTATCGTACAGCAGTTTTTCTTTTTCCATGTCTACCTTGGTATTCGACCCGCCCGGGTGGAAAGCGATCGACAACGGCTGATAAACAATTTTCCCGCCGGCGTCCAGAATCGACCAGGCTAAATCAGTGTCCCCTCGCCAGTCTTTGAAATTCTCATCAAACCCGCCGACCTTTTTCACCGCTGCCTTCGTATACAGGATATGCCCGGACATGAAACCCCATTCATAAACGCGGGTAATAGTACCAATGATATTGCACTCAACCCCGGCAATGTCATCGGTAAAAAGCTCAAGCGCCCGTTCCAGTGCGTCCGGCTGTGGGATAATATCAGAGTCCAGGAACCAGATAACTTTTCCCTTGGCCTTTTTCCAGGCCTTGTTTCGGTTGCCATAGGTGGATGATCCCTTTTCGACAATGGTCTCAAGCGGTTGAACTGTTTGGGCAAGGATAGCATCCATTAGGCGCTTAATTTCGGCATCCCGGTTTTCTCCCAGGGGAACACAAACGCTTACCTGCTTTGCGGTGTACATTATTTTTGCTCCTTCAAATAAATCGCCGATAAACAATCTTCGCTGGATTCAAAACTATCTGCTTGATCGAAATCACACACGAACCATTCTGACAAATGCCTTTCGTGTTCATTGCCGAATGCCGCGCCCTGTTCGTATTTGCCGTGCGGAGTAGAAACGATAACGGCTTTTGTGGCTATAGTGCGGCACCTATGCAAAAGAGCCAGTGCCTCTCCTTTTTCAAAGTGTTCCAGGATATCGCAAAGCAATATAACTTCATAATTGCGCAGGCTTTGAACCATCTCGCGCGCATCGGCTTCGAAGATACTATTGTAGATATCCCAGCAGGGATTTTTGTATTTGGTGAATATTTCAATACCATCGATGATGGTTTTCCAGTCTTTGCGCCAATACCGCCCGTTGCGGATATCGGTATATTCGCGGGCCAGCACGCCGTATTTGCCGAAACCTACCCCGACATCTAAAATCGAGCGGGGATTGAGTCCGGCGATCCACTGCGTGATAGTGGATATATTTTCGATTTGTGAGGATGGCATTATTCTTGAGCTTCTTTTAATAGTTGATCGGCATTTTCTTTGAGGTATTGCGTTATTTTCATGTATTCTCTTTGCACCGAATCATTGCCGAATCCTCTAAACTTCACCCGCGCAGGATAGCATTTTGTTATTTCATTTTTCCCGTTTATTTGCATGACAATAGCCCAGCCAAAAACGTGCAAAATCTGGTTGATAAAAAGGAGCAAACCAGTACTTCTAAATTCTTCCCATGTTTTATCGGTAACATATTGTTCAGTTGACACTTTTTGCATTGCATTGGTCCTTATTTATCTAATCCTGTCAGCCTATCGAGCCACTCGAACGTTTTTATTTTAAAGCGTTCATCGTACCAGTACCAAAACCCGACATGGTTTCTATAAAACCAGCTCCAGACCTGCTTTGCAAAAACAAGGGAAAACAGCAGGGCGATAATATTGAGCCAGTTCCATTCGATTTTTGCGGCAATAAAGCCAATGGCAATCAATAGCACGCGGTCAATCTGTTTCAGGATATGCCATAGATCTTTGAGCGGCAAACCGTTTTTGTGGAAATTAATATTATCCTGCACGCCGTTTACTGCAGCATCAAAGAAAATGGCAATTAATATCAGGTATTCAGGACGCATAGCTTTTTAAAATCTCTTTCAGTTGCTCAATTGGTCTTTGCCAGGTCCATCTTTTGTGAATAGCGGAACTGGCCTTTTTCCCGTTCTCATACACCTTATCCCGGTTATCCGAGCACCATCTCATGAAATCACAAAGATGGTTGAAATCCGGCGCCGCATCATAACCATAATCCCCGCCGAGCGAGTTGAAATAAGATGGTTTTGGTTTCCACTTCAAGCCGGCCATATTCGGCTTTAAATCATCAAGATATTCAAGGCAACCCGAGAAAGCCGTTGCCATGGTATAGAGTCCGGTTGCTGCGTGTTCCAGCGGAATCAACCCGAATCCTTCGCCGGACGTCGGATTCAAACTTACGTCCGCTTCCCCAAAAAGCTGTATCATTTGCGATTGTGTGTACCAATCCCAAATCTCTTTTATGCCGTTAAGCTGAAAATATAAACGCGGCGATTTAACAGGCACCGCCTTTAATATCAGCCGCGTTTTCGGGAGTCGAAGTTTTTTGAACGCCTCATCTACTAAGCTATAGCCTTTGCGGTCTCTGGGATTGACCCCTTGCCAGCAAAATGTCAAATACTCCCTATCTCTTTTCATTCGGTCGATAAAAGGAAATTCCAATGGATCGATTCCGTGATGCAGGATGTAAACAGGGACCTTGACGCCGCACGCCTTAAACCAATCAGCACACCATTTTGACGGAGTTAAAAGACCCTCTCTTTTATTAATCAGATCGATCCAGCCGTCCGGAATAGAGGTGCTTTCAAACATCGTGTATATCAAGCTTATATCGCACCTGCGCCTATATAATTTTGCTACTTCCGGGACTCTATAAGGCTGTCCATACCATATCTGTATATCATTCCGCTTTGGGTGATCCGTGAGCGGGATATCAGATTTTTTCAGTGCGTCGATGAGTTTTGTAGCCACCCGGCCGTACCCGCAAACAGGGCTATTGGCCGGGGACCGGAAGTATAAAGCCATAGACTTATTAAGCGTCTACGATGGTGCCGAATTTGCTCTGAGTGGAATTCCACAAACAACGGAATTCGACCGGGATCAATGTTTCTTGATCTTTGGCATAAGTATTTTCGCCGGCGGAAACTGCTACAGCCGAGAAAAATGTTGCCGTACGGGTAGTGGCATTCGGACCTTTGCCGGTGAACACCAGCACAACCTCACCTTTTGTCGATGTGTCCAGCGAAAGAGAGCTGCTGACAAGAGCAGAATCGGCCAGGTTCCAGGCTGTTTTCAGATTGGCAAGCGTCGATTCGCCTAAAACGGTTCTTACAACGCACTCCCTTGACGTCATACTCTCCAGGATAGCCGTAAGCGACTGATCCATTATGACTTTATAGGTCTCTTCAGTCACTTCCATGCTTACGCCGCCCTTGGTGAAGCCTAAATCGGTGCCAGCGACCGAGATAGTCATTGCGGTTCCGGAGATACAAACATTGTTTTTATTTGTAGCCATTTTTTAAAATCCTTTCATCTTCATGATGTAGCTATGGCTTGAATTCTGAATACCGATGTTACGAAATGCTCTTCAGGGTGCTCCCTGTCCCAGCCGATTGTGCCGTGCGGGCTGGTCAGGTAACAATTTATTATCCTCGCGCCCGTCGGGTTTGTCAGGCTGGCATCATCCAGCGTACTTTCCACGCGCCCGGCAATAAGGGACAGGGTTTTGACATTAGGCGTGTTATTTGTTTTATCATCCACAAAAACATTGACATAAACCGTACAATCCTGCAGCTTGCTAACTATATCGTTGCTACTCCCGCCGATTTTCATCGTTATGGTCGGGTTGGCAAATCCTTTCTTTCGCGACGTGCCCTTTTCGATCTTCGTAGTGCCGTTGAGGTAGGTCGCGCCCTGCAGGGTTGTATCCGCCTGCAATTTTTTATAGACCGCGACAAGGATTTGATCTCCCGTTACCACTATCTCTCCTTCAAACTATATTCCGCGTGCTCCCTGTAATCTGCTATGAAAGTAATTTCATAATCTTTTGAGCCATACCGTACTATATCGCCCACCAGAATGTCTGTGAAATACTGTTCTGTGAAAAGCGTGTGCGTTCCGTAAGGCTCTTTCCCTGATTCGCCCTGGGCCATTTTGCCGCTATTGGCCTGGATATCACCCGGGATATTCATGTGGATATAAGTTTCGGTGAACGTGCCATAATCACCGTTGCCGTCCTGGTTCGCCGTCGGCCTTATGACGGAAATGAATATTCTTGATGTTCGATCAAGAATCAAAACGACCTCCACATATAATCAGCCGGTGGTTGCCAGGTTTGGTTCGAGTTCTCAGGATTGGTGAATACCGAACCGCCTATGCCGCGCAAGGACCTGTAAAAAGCTTCCATCTCTGATTTGTGCAGATCCAGCATACCTTTTCTGCTCGATCCATAATCCTCGCTAACATTGCCGCGCGTCCACTTGGACGGCTTCAAATTGCCGAAATCATCAAATGTTTCTCTGGCCATCAAAAGAAAGAACTGGGCCCTGCAAAACTGCATAATCAATTCTTCGTCGCGGTCCGGAATGGTTATAGTTCCGGAATCGCTTGCGAAATCCGCATGCGGTTTGCCGTAAAAACAGGTATATGTTTTCGCCTCGCTGGCAAAATATCCGATATCGATTTTGTTCTGATATGGGTCGATAATCCAGCCAGTCAGTTCCCAATCCTCATTCGTGGATGCATTGATATAGCGGATCTGCTCAATCCGGTCACCGTTTCTTAAATCCACGCCGGAAGGCGGGGAGAAATAGCGCACGTTTACAGAGGTGCTGAAGGTTCCGGTCGTTTTATATGGCCTTGCCTTACTGTATTCGGCAATCGCCGCTGTTATTATTTCATTAAAGACAAAATCAGGCCAGACGCAAATCTGGTATTTATCGCCTGCGCCCGGGGCCACAGAAAACGCCATTTCGATATAGAAACTTGAATTGGTATACTGCTCAATCTTGCGGCTTTCGTTGACCGGTGCCAGTCCGTCCGTTGTCTGGTAGATATGCAGCTTGCAGCCGTTCCAGTAATCATCGGCCTGCACCAAAACAAGAGCGGACGCATCCTCTATTATAATCAGGTTCGTTACCTCTCCGACTGTGCCGTCGATTCTCACCTCATCGCCGACCTGTTGCCGCAAGAGTGCCCGTAATTGTGCCCTGGTTTTTGTCAAGCCTCACCCTAATTGTTTTTAAGCTTCCAGTCTAGCTTACCATTCATTATGAAGTTTTCTATTCTTTCCATTCTCTTCATAGCTTCGTCGTGTTGCCTGGCCATTTCGATTCTGATATTGTCCAACTCTTCCCTGACATGAATCAGTTCTTTTTCCAATATTTTGATATATTCACACGGCGCCGAGTGCATCTTCATAGCCGGCGCGTTCTTTAGATTAATCAGCCAGTCCCATATTATCTTACCAATTAGGCCGATCGCTACTGCTATCAAAAGCTTGGCGATCTCTGACATTCTTTAATTCCCTCTTATTACCGTCACATTGGGGATTGCGGATTGCGCCATGCAATAAAAGGTGTCTGAGGCCACATGCCTTATAGGTATGTAGATGCTGTTTCCGGCTGCAAGAGAAATCCAGTTGGTTATTCTGTTCGTACGAAACATCAAATTGACATCGGCCAGGACGGTTATGCCGTCCTCGAAATCACCGGTGAAAACAATCGATTGCCGGGAAGTGGTCAGGGCTGAGATAGAATCGACCCTCGCTGATTCCCACTTGGCAGTTGCCACCTTTCCAGTGGAATCTGTTTTCATCGGCGTAAAATAGGAATAGGAAAAGCGGAATATATTGCCGGCTGTCACCGTGTCATTCAGCGTAATGGTAAAGCCGGAAACGGCTGCTGTATTGGCCGCACCGGTTGTCATTACCTTGGTTTGCTGTTTTTTCGTAACCAGGTTTGTTTCGCGCACGGTTGCAGCGGTGCCACTGACAGAGGAAACCAGAAACTCGTAATTCACTTCCGTTGATGGTGCCGCGGTGACTGCAATAGCATCGACCGGTGTTCCGGTTCTGTTGGAGTATTTCAAAACTCCGATATCTGACTTGCCATATACCAGGACGGAATTCTCCTGAGAGAAAACCGGGCAGGTGAGGAAAGCCAGAAGAATCAAGACAAAACATGCGATTCTCATAATACTTTCCTTTTTATTGGTTTGTCAGACTTCCGGTAATAGTGACTGCTAAAGTTGCGTTGCCCGCACCGACGGCTGTCTTGGCGGCCTGGATCATCAAATACTTGCCAGTCAGGCCCTTAAGCGCAAAACTAGCCTTTTCGCCTTTGAGCACCGTATTATCGACTGCCGTACCAGCCAAAACCGAATGGGTATGCAATGCGGCTGTTGCGGTCGGGGCGGATCCCGTGTGAGCGACAAACGCCCGTACCTTTGCGCCTTCCGTGCCGACGGTCTCAGAAAGATGCAGCGTTAAATCGCTGTACCCTTCGATGTTGACTGCAACGCCCTTGTCAGCCAGCGAAGCACTGGTCAATGAAGCCGCACTCAAGACAGTGGAATTAAGCTGCTTGGAAATCAAACCGTCCGGCTGAGGCCTTGAACCGGTGATAAAGCAGGTAATCGAAGCATTGGTACCGCCCGATGCACCGGCTGCATAGAGCAGCAGGTATTTGGCGGAAATGTTGATCGGGATCGATATAATGCCAGAGGCCGCGATGGTATAGACTTTTTCCGTGCCGTCTGTATTGGCGTCCTGGTACATGCCGCTGTTGGTTGTCGGAGCGGATCCGGACAAAGAAGAATAGATTTTTACCAGCGCACCCTCTGCGCCGCCGGTTTCTGCAATATGCAGGCACAGATCAACCATGCCTTCGACGTTGATAGCGGAACCGATCTTGGTATAGGTAGCGGCCAGTGCGGTTGTGGTCGCCAGAATTGATTTGCGAACGGGGATTCTTTTCATGATTATTTCACCCTGTTGGATTTCTTTATTGCCGGGTTTTTCTTGACTTCTATCGGCCCGGTGGAATTCAAAACGAGTACTTCCGGTTCACTGGCTTCTTTCTTTACTTTTTCGTATTGCGGCACAATCTGCATACCGTCAAAAGCATTCTGCTGAAAGTGGGAAAGCCACTCATCCGGAAGCAATTCACTCATTTCTTGCGGATTAACTGAAAGGCGGAGTAGTCCAAGTTTGGGATGGACTATATCGCGCTCCAGCTTTTTCGATGAAATATTTTTAATGCGAAACATGACACTCCTCAGAATAAAAAAACAGGCCGGGCATCTGCCCAAATACCCGGCCTTTTTGCGCTGCGGGGAGGAAACTTATGAAATCACCAATTTGCCGAGCGTTTTCGGTTGGGTGATTTTCACGGCTGCCCTGTGGTGGACCATGATAGCTTTCGCTTTCAAGGACGGCACCCAGTCAGCCTGGAAAATGACAAATGGAACATAGATGTAGTAATGCACGCCAACGCCGCGAGTACCGTAGACAATCCTGTTTCTGCGGGCGTTTTTGGAGGTCATTACTTCACACCCGGCGATGTTGCCGATGGAGCGGCTTTGCAGGTGCAGTTCATTGCGCTGCACATTATATTTCGTCCAGCCGTCACCCAGCCATTCCATGAAACGGGAACGATCGGCACGGGACCAGACGGCCCAGTTCGGCTCGAAATTGCCGCTGTATGCCACTTCATCCACGGTGAGATCGTTGTAGTACAAAAACTTCTTGTTCCACTCGGTTTGGGTCGATCCCTCAGGGACTGTCGCTTGTGCGAAGGTCTGGCTTCCGCCGGTGGAATCATCGCAAATCTCATAAAGCATTTTGCGGTCGATCTGGTTTACGACGCCTTGCTGCAGGGCTTGAACCAGAAGAGCCAGGTAATCCAAACCACCGGAACCGTCGCGCATGGCCATCTGCATATCCTCAACGAGGGAAATGTCGATCCTGGCGCCCAGGTCGTATTCATCCTCTGTTGCGGTTTGCTTGGAAATGCCGAGGTATGCCAGATCCTCAGCAGATCCAACGGTTGCGCTGGTTATTGGTTTTTCCACAAAGGCGATGATCTGCCCGGCTGTGGACATACCAGTGGCAAGAACGGCAGAAATATCGGTGCATTTCTGTCCGACATTGGTCGGAGTACAACGCTTGATCGTGCCGGCTGCATCGGTGGTAGCAAGGGAAACCGTCCAGGTGGCGGAATCGCCGTTTTCGTCCAGGCCGGTCCAGGTGATTGCCGTGGTGGCGTTGACTGCCTCGACAACAACAACAAACAGATGATCGCCGTACTGATTCGAAGCGGCACTCAAAGCGCCGTCATCCACACCGTCGCCGTAAGTCGTGGCATCCAAACCGGATCCATTTGTTACCAAGGTGCTCAAGCCGCCGTGTTCGATAAAGCCGAACATGTGCTTGCCGCGCTTGAAAACCTGATCGTCATTGGTAGGATAGCCGATTTCGAAAATATCCTTGGTGCTTGACTTCATATCACCGGTTTTCGCGATCTGCATGGCGACGGTTTCCGGATAAGCGGCATAAATCAAAGCAGCCGCGACTTCGTGCGGCAAATTGGAACCGATCACGCCCGAGGTGCTGGCTTCATTGGCTTCCATAAGCAGCGGCGCGACGGCCTTTTTCATCTCTTCGGTAAGCATAAGGTTATGCAGCATACCGCCGACTGCGAACAGATCATTTTGCGAGCGGCCCACGTGCTCCATGTAATAGATTTGCTGATCGATCAATGGCTGCAATTTGTCGTCCCATTGTTCCAGCAAAAACTTGCCGTCCTGGTACATCGGCCGGTTGTAAATCTTGGAGAGGATCAAATCGCGCAGCCTGACGGATCCGCCGGTGATTTCTTTGGTAAAGCCGACCTGGCGGCCTTGCTCAGAGAGCAGGTTCAACATAGCCGGATTGTTGATTCCGGATTTCTGTTGCTCCATGATCTGCTTTTGCGCTTCGATAATTTCTTTTTTGCGCCGTTCGACGGATTTGGTGATAAACTCTTCCAGCTTCAGCTTGGCTACTTCGTCGTTATCCTGCTCTGCCATTACGACTACTACAGCATTTTTCGCATCTTCCAGGATGCCGGCTTTGGTGATATCGCCAAAATCCTTTATGCCAGCGACTTTCGCCGTGACATGCTCGATGAGCATATTGCGCCGTCTTTCGACAGCCGCCTTTTTCTCGGATTCTTTCAGCGCCTTGTTCTCTTCCACCAGGCGTTTCTTTTCGGCTTCATCAGCCGCGGCTTTATCCTGCAAAGCCTTGATTTCTTCGGGATTCATGGTATTTTCTTCCTCAAGTTTAAAACCTTTTTCATTTGCCTCAAATGGCATTGCTCCAACGTCGGTAAAATCACAGCCTAAAAGGGTAAGGCGTTTTACATCATGCCCGCCCTTGTTGTTGGTTTCGAAATAACCTTCTTTCGGGAAAGCGCGGAGAGAGACGCCGCCTATCATTCCAAGGCCGATCTGTTCTGCTATAGTGGGGCCAGCAGCTTCTTTCAGTGTCTCGAAATGAATATAGCCGATATCGTCTATCCTCGACGCTTCGGTGATAATAGCCGCACGGAGCATAAAATAACTTGGATCTTTCGGATCAAGAGCCGGTTTGTGAGTGGGGTACATGTCCAGGACTTTCCGGGACTTGGTGGACTCGCTCAAGCGGGATATGTCCTGCATAAGCCAGGTCCAGCACTCTTCGAAATATCGGTTGCCGTTATCGGTATATTGACCGATTTTGATCATCGGGACGCGCGCTTTGATTGTGCCCTTTGACTCTTTCGATTCTTCCAGCAAAATTTTGCCGGAAAGGGAGATTTCGCCTGATTCGGCGGAATTGACAGTTTCTTCCATCAGGAAATTTTCCGGATTGGGAAGCTGAGGAGTTTCCTCTTTGGTGATAACGACTTCTTTTATTTCGACTTCTTTCGGCTCACCGAAAGTAAATTGTTTGTCGATATATGAAAATTCTACAGAGTAAGTAGCTTGTTTGTATTGCGCTTCCGAATAATCGGAGATACGGTAAATGGCGGATTTGCCCTTGACGTCCTGCAGGTACAGCGAAGCGTTCTTTTTCCCGGCAAGAAACTTTACCCTTAACGCCTCTTCGATTTTGTTCATGGTATCATAAACCCCGCCTGAGATCTGTTCTGCCAGCTCGGGCAGCTTGATTTCGGAGAGATTGGCGATATTGATGTTTCTCAGGTTTTCCGGCACTTCGCTTATATTTGTGTACATTTAAAAAGCCTTTCGCTAGTATACCAACAGGGCCAGGAGGACCAGGCCTGACCCTGCTGTTTTGGGGGGAGCGGGAGAAAATAAAAAAGCCGTGATCTACCATTCCACTTTCGTGAAAAAGTAAACCACGGCTTTCCTTTGTTCGGTCGAGCCGAATATGTCTTGCTCAAAACTTAAAGGGATTTAGGGCAGACCAGGTGGCCTGCCCGTCAACTTATCATACCCGCACACCCTAAATCCCTTGTGAGAAAATAGAGAATTGAGCTGTCAAGGGTTAATATAATGCCATAACAAACTTTCGCAAGAACTTTTTTTGTTTTGTGAAAAAAATATTAATTATTTCTTTTCTCCAACTCATCTGCGAAAAAGTAAACCTCTTTGGCGCACCCATCATAAATATAACGCACATTGTATTGAATGCCTTTGGGTGCGATATAGATCGATAGCACCTTGCCGGGCCGGTCAAGTTCTTTTATCCGGACATCATCATGCAGGTCGAATTCGGATTCGATGGTCATAGCTAGTCCTTTATTTATTCAGCAACACCGGCGGAGTCTTATAATATCCTACCAGCGATATTGTCAAGGTATCGATCCGATCCTCCATCTCGCCCACTTTATCAGCCTGGAATCGCTGCGTCGACCGCTCGCCCTCAACCGTCACGCCTTCCGCAACATCTGGGGTTCCTTTGATTTCGAGCCTGCCAGAAGTGAATGAGACGTTTGAGTAGCTGACCTGTGTGTCTAATAAATTACTATCAGCAGAGATTACTAAGTCATGACATGGAGTAAAACCACCATACCCCCAATAATGCGCTTGCTCGAATTGGTATTCTACCACCGGCTTATCCGATTTCTCGTATTGCACAATGACAATTATTTGCCCGTCCTCTGTATTGTCCTTGCGGGTTTTGCGCAACTGGTCGGTTTTTTCCACGAACTTAAATTTAGGCCCACTTGCCAGATCCCCGGTGTCCAAAAATCTCTCTAATGCTATTGTCTCGCCCCGGCGCAATATTAAACCGTCATCGGTGACGTTTCGCCCATCGATGCGGATTTTAACCAGCGCCCGGCGGTCTTGATCAGTGTTATCCAGATTAATTTTGTACTCTTCATCGAAGGGGAGTTTTAGGGTAAGATTCAAATTGTCTTTTGCTTCCACCTTTTCCGCGCCCGGGATGGTTACTTTCACCTGTGCGAATAAGGATAAAGACAATGCGAGAATTAAGGTAATGATGGTTTTCATACATCCTCCTGCTGCTGGTTAATTTCCATACTTCTTTCTATAGCACTCCCGGCAAAGTTCCGGGCTGTTGCGGGTTATTGCAATGTTATTGCCGTCAACGTAGGTATAAATGTGTTTGGCGCAAAACCAGGACTGGCAATCCTTACATTGATGCCTGCCTAAACTGGTTTTGTCCTCGTGCTTACATTGTTGGCAGAGCATTATTATGAAATTCCATTTGTATTATATACGCTGCAAACCCAATTTCAAACAACAATAGCACAAACCAAAACAATATTTTAGAATTGCGCTCTTCTATTTTAGCCACTCTTTCATCGTACCATCCGACGCAGGTGCCGTATTTAAGCTTCAGCACTTTTTTAAAGGTAAAAAAAATCAGAATGAGCATAAAAGCGGTTTGCCAGAAATTATTCATTTTATGTCAAGTTTTTTGTTTGCAAGTTTAAGAAGAGTTGCGGCAGAAAGTTGATATTCGGACGCCACCCTAAGAAACTGCATAAAACATTTAACATATATATCATAATCACCACGATCCTTTTCAAGACATGCAACCGCTTTTTTTAAATCGCTAATTTCATTCCTTAAACTGTTATCACTATAATTGCCCATTGTTGGTGAACGTAGTTTGTCTTGCAATGCTTGGAATTGCTGTAATTCAGTTCTTATTTGATGCAAAAAAGATTTTCTAACACAGTCGGCTAAATCTAAAATGTGCTCATCAATAATCTTACGTTCTTCATATGTCATAAATCATCCTCGCACAATGTCCCCACGCGAGCATTATCGTTCTCTTGTATTTGTTGCGTGGTATCTGATTTGCAATTTCTCTTTTGCCATCTGCGCCAGTATTTTTTCCAAAACTTTGTTATGCGTTCATATCCATAAATGCCATCGTAATTATAATCAAACAAAATACCTTTGCGCCTTTTTAATTTGCGTCCTTTCATTTCATCCCCCTCAGCCATTCTTTGAATCCGGGGAATGTGGGCTGTTTGTGGGTGTAATATATCGCTGAATCAGAAATAGTCTCGCTTACTATACGTCCATAACCGTTAGTAATTGTCATCCCGTAATAATGCACTTGCTTTGTCGAATCATCATAGCAATATTCTGAATATTCATCCAACAAATCAAGTAGTCCGCGCACCAGAGAATGACGGTTAATTTCTGGAATCGTTTGATTGCTTGCGAATGGAGTATAATTTGGAATAAGGCTTACAGCCGGTTTTTGTGTCCATGCTTCGTCGACAAGTTCTTTTGAGTTATTTTCTTTGCATTCTTTTTCTGTAAATATGCCGGGGAACGACCTGCCTACAAGAATTCTTTCTTTGCCCAATAGCATAGAAACTGTTATAAGCGCCGGATAGTGAGTTTGCTTTGAATCACAATCAATTTCCTTGAAAGGAGTGTATAAATCATATTCAAATTCAATCACATACGTTCCACGCAATACTTGTGTGCTGTCTTTGTAAGTTCTCTCAACCAGCGCCGGAACATGGCCGGACGGTGACTTATGGCCGTATGGAATGAATTTATCGTACAAATCAAGCTGCAACGCCGATTGTTTAATTACTTCCCTGCCAACCAGATCGGTTATGCTATGTCCCCACCCACTCGCTTGCATTCCGGGATACGCAGGATAAATAACTTGTGGCATTTTAGCGTCCTGCCCCCACGCGCACGCGGCAAGGAGTAAGGTGATAATGAGTGTTTTCATTTGGCCTCCTTTTTCTCGCAATCACCGCAAGATCCACCGCAACTAAATTCCCATTTCGGTAAGTTGTGGGCTTCCTCCCAAAATCTTAGTTCAACGAAATTCTTATTCGTCAAACCTATTTCTTTAAAATAGTCTATTACATCCTTGTCTATTTCAAGCCGCTCGCCGTTTTCGTAGAATTCTGCATTAGACAAATCTGTTGCATTGAAGTTTTCCAATACATTTAAAGCGAGTGTAATTTCATTGATGTTTACTTCCTCTTTCATTTGGCCTCCAACCTTTGCCCGCTTATCCACGCTTCAAAGCCGGAAAGCGTTGGTTCTGCACGCTCGATTTTTTCAGACCTGAATAATTCTACAGCGCCTAAAATATTAGCATTCTTGTCGCAAGGCATTATCCACGTTTTGCCTGTTTGCAGATTTTTATAAATCCCAGTGCAAACCCTCTCTGTGTCAGTATAGCATTCCCTTTGATAGCGTCCGAGCAGATATATTATTCCTTGCCGGAATTGATGCGATAGCATAATTGCCGAATCTGAGGCAACGGTTAAGAGGGAAACAAATTCCTGTTGCTTCCACTTAATCGCCGGGCTAAACGATGAATCGCTTTCCAGGGTTGCAAAACGGGGATGGCTAGGGATGCCATAGATCGAAAGCGTGTCTGGTTTTACATGTATTCCAAGCCGTGAATCTTCGCCCTGGTCCGATTGAGAGCGCAAATCCTTTGTTGCCCGGATAACCGGCTGGATGCAAAACCACGCAGCAGATAAAACGATGAAACAAATGCAGATGTAAAACATATACTTTTCCATTGTTGGTCCTTTTGTTTAGTTTAAAATTCTGTTTCAGACATCCGGTTTGCAAAGCTCTGAGTTTTTCTCATCGCAATCATCGCACATTGCGCTTGCGCTCTTTTTCTGGATATTCCCGCTCTCCGATATTTCGCAATCACTCAAATCTACTTTTACATCTTTCTTGCGAGTCAGTGATTCATCTAGCCTTGCGCTCATTTCTTAACCCCGTGCATTTCTTCAAACCCCTTTATGGTTATTGCTTGTCCATACGGTTTAACGCCATGGTTAAGCAATACCTTTAAAGTGATAAGCTGTGTTCCGTCATGCTTACTATCTATGGGACGCGGCCAAATGTTTTTGCTTTTCCCGTCAATGACTTCTGTTATGACATTTATAACGTTTAGGCTAAAATCTGAAACATCGGATTCCGTCACTGCATTTTTTAACATATCAAGGTATTGCAGCAAATCCTTCTTCGCTTTCTCTTGTTCTGGCAATCCTTTCACCGGTCTATCCTCCCGATTAATTCTTCCCACTCTTCTTTGGTTATCGGCTTGATCGGCAAGCGTTCCATCGGCACATGATTGTTTACCACGCGCCCCCGGTCGAATATCAGTTCCAGTTTGCCGAAAAAGCCGTCCTCGCGGCTTGGCAGCGGTACTTCCTGGGTTTCCGTGCCTTTGCCGTTTTCGATAATGATTATTACCCGCGTTTTTACCATTAGTCCGCCTCGACCTCTATCCCTTTAAACTTCCTAGCACCTACAATATTATCCATCATGGCCCTAAACTGCGCCTCGACGGTGTCCGCATAATGCTCGGTTATTTTCTCCGTCACTTCAACCCGCCTGGTCGCGTCAAGGTAGGTTGTCTCTTCAGGATGCTTGAACGTGAAATCATCCTTGATATTCACCGGCTTGCGTTTCTTACCCCACTCCGATTTAGGTTTGATCACCCTGGTAGTATAGCACATGTCATTAGGGTGAGGGTATAAGGGCACGCCCTCGGGTGGGTACACGCCGGAGCCTAAACCGTAAGCGTCCTGAGAGGAAAGAATGTCGCAATTATGAACCGCTATGCCATTTGCGATATACGAATGATCTTCTTCAACACCTAAATTATAAACTACTTCTCCTGCAGGATGAATATATATTTTATTTTGCGATACATAAGCGTTTTTACCAAATCCGCAATTGACATCAATAGCAGCAACTACTCCGTTATCTGTAAAGATCGGGTGGTTAGGTGTTGCTACAATCCGTTTAAGGCCATGGCCATCCTGATAATAAAGAGAGACCATATATTCACCGTTAAAATGACTCTGGTAGGTTTTATTGACCTTTCTTATTCTACCATTGTGCGTCATGACATAGTCATTTTTTGTTACCTGTTCGATTGGAATATAACCCCTTAATGTGTATATTAAAGTTCCTTTTCTCAGACACACATCATAGCGGGCATGTTGGATTGATAAATTCCATCTCACCCCGCCCGTTACCAGGCTTTTCATCGCACCCATTATATCCGCCTCGTGATAGGCATTGCCGATCTCCGTCCTGGCCAGCCTCAAAGCGTTGTAGTGGATCGTTCCCCGCCCGCGCACGGATTTCGATATGCCGGTAGTCCAGCGCTGGCTTTCCGGGATCTGCAGGTTTGATTTGATTCCGAGAATATCCTGCTGCAGCTCTTTGGCCATATTTACCGCGCTCTGTCCCCGCGCTATGCCGGAAAGTACTATACCGTCAACCCGCCGGTAAGTATGCTTGGAGACGTTCCAGATCCTTTTTGACAGAGTGAGTCCGTCCGGGCCGATCCTTGTCCAGACTGCATCGACGGCGGCAATAGGGATTTTGGCGAATTCCTGCGAAATAATAGTGGTATCCTTGCCCACCGATCCGAGCGCCATCGATTCGGCCAGGCGGTCGATCTCTGAAGCTGTGATAGCGGTGAGGTTCATCCCCTCTTTCAGGGCATCGGCATAGCCGTTATTGAGTCCCAAAACCACCTGTTTCAAGTATTCTTTTTTCATTCGCCAAAGCTGCCTTTGTGCCGTCTTGCGGGGATCGTTATCCAGGTCGCGCAGCATGCGGGAAATATCTTCGTAGGCCTTTTCAAAGGCATAGCGGATTTTCCGCAACGAATCATCGGTGATTTGCTGGCCAGAGGTGCGAGCTTTCAGGATAAGGGCCTGATAGTCGGAGAGTTCCATTATTCTAGCTCGCTCTAGTTCTTGTGCGCGACGACTGTATTCGGTCTATGTCTTCGACCTTTTTGCACAAATCAATTATCAGTTTTTCCAGCCGGTGCATTTCCGATTCTATCCAGCTTATTCCTGCAGGGGCCTCCTGTTCATCTTCGGTAACTTCGATAACGTCCTCTTTGCGAACCAAAAGCGGACCGGCACCGTAATAAATGCCGCAATCAGTCGTACAGCCGTACCCATGTGCAACGCACTTGTACCGGCCCCTAGTGTGCGGCTCGACATCGAAAACAGTTGGATCGCCTTTCCAGGTTAAAACAGACAAATCTCGCGCCACTACAGCGCCGGGTTTGATTCTAACTTTCATAATTGCTCCTGTTTGTTTAAAATAGCGTTCAACCTCATCTCTGCAACAGTCTGCGAAATTTCATTGCGGCTTGCAGCCATCAAAACATAGCCCTTAGAGAAATAGGGAAAGGCACAATAATTGTGAGGGGCAGCATCATACCTCTTTATCAATTCCTCTTCTTTCGCCACAAGCTCGTTTCTGTCGAAATCTAAATAGTAGTATTTTAATTCGCCTGCTTGGTCCATGACTCGCTCCTGTTTGTTGTTATTTTGCTTCCGGAATGGCAACTCCTTACTTTTCTTCTGATTGCCAATATTGTTTATAAGTTCCTGCAGGTAGTTTATTCTTCTTTGCATATCCGTCTCGATATGCCTCGAAAATTGTTTTCTTGTTGCCTTTAGTGAGGTGCATTATCATATAGTAGCATTCCTCTAAAGCTTCATAAGCATCTCCGAGGTTTTCTATAAACTCGGTTCCTCTAAACGATAAGTCTTGCGGATCAATTATATGATGGAAAGAGCCAGCCATATTATTCTCCTATCTTAGTTTGTTTATTTCCCTCCGGCGCCACAAACCCCGGATTTTCGAATTTTGGCCCGTACTTTTCTTCCCATTCCGCAAGCCGGGCCTGATCCTCTTCAATCTCTTTCTGTATTCCCTTTGGATCAAGATCGAATAGCATCGCATACAGAGATAGCGGCACAGCTTTTCTGTCTACCCCGTCCCTGATAATCTCGGCCATGGCCTTCTTATCCTCAACGCTCTTTTTCGTCCATTCAAAGGATATCTGATAATCCGGCGCGTAATAATCGCCTACAAGTAGCATGATATTAAGCAGAGGCTTCATGGCAGAGTCAAACATCTCCGTCACGCCTGAGAGGAAACCGGAAATATAGCGGTGTTCCTGCCTATCCAATACCGCCCGGTTCACCGCGTCTTTGCCATACCCGCCCAATAGCGAAACAGGCCGGCGGCCTGAGGCAAAAAGCTTGCGCTGTGCGTATTCGACATCTTCAATGCTATAGATAGCAGCATTTGAGGTGTCCAGCACAGAGGCCTTGCCGGTGGTAAAAATGTCCGATTCTATTGACATCGGCCCAGCCTTTTTCACGGCGTTGTCGTGATCAGCCTTAAGCTCTTTCAGCTGCTCAATAGTCGCCCCGGGATATTCCCTGTTGGTACGGGCATAGGCCCTTGTTTTCCTTGCGATATACAAATCCGATTCCGTTTTATCCAACCTCTTCCAGTTCGGCCTGGACGAAGAAAACAGCCCCATGCCGTAAGCCGATTCATCCGGGAGATTCCAGTCGAACCTCAGCACTTCCCACGGCCAGAAAGCAGCTACAATCTTTTGCGAAGAAAAATCAAACTGCGTATAAAAGCCGGTGAAGGGCTCTTCCTCAAGCCGTACCATAATATAGCCGTTTCGCGGTCCCTTGATATGACGAAGTTCTGTCACCTGGGAGGCCTGCGTATCGGTCACTATGCGGTAAAAACGGGAGCCTTCCAATAGAGCGAATTTAATCATATCCGATGAACGCTTGTAGATTTCCAGGCGCTTTAGCTCGTTATGGATATAGCCTGCCAGCTCCTCTGTCTTTGCATTGGTGTTGCCGTTCTGCAGTTTGACGCTGACGCCAAAAGGAAAACCGTTTCTATTGACCTGAGTCGCGTCATCGGCTATACTGTCGATAGTGGACCTTACCCGATCGTCATTGGCATACATCTGCCAGGCATCCCGTACCTCATAGTAGTAGCCGCTTTGCACGGTCGGCATCTCTATGGTGCTACGGCCGTAATTAGAGGGAAATATATCGAATTCGCCGGGAGCGGTGGTTAGCCGGGATTCAACAGGCTTTTCGCTGGATCTGTCTGCCAGGGACGTTACTTTGTCGCGGTTGGGATTTTTCGCAAGGATTGCGGATATTAAATTGCTAAAATAGTTCATCTTAAAACCCTTTCAATATTTATATGCTTAGCGTCGTAAAACTTGAAACCGATCCGCCCTGTTTCTTTTCCCGTTCAAAGTACAAAAGTGCCTGCGCTGCTGCATCGGCCTGGTCGTCATATTTCCCGTTTGGCGCGTCTGCCAACTCTTCCACAAAATCGTGGATCCATGGCGCGATAGCCGGATCCGGCAAATACACATTGCCCGCCTCGACCTGGGGAGAGGATGCCGCATAGCGGGCGGATTTTGAGCCTTGCGGTTCCACCGCAATGATACCCGCTATCTCGTTTTTCAAGGTCGCTATGATAGCCGGGCCATTGGCTTTGTCCTCGATCAGCTTCGCCTTTGCTTTCTGCCATTTATAGGCGAAATTCCTAAAAGCCTTTACGGTATCCGGATAATTCATCTTGGCCCTTATCTGGTCCAGCAAAAACTTGTTTGCCCCGATCCGTCCCCATGCCTGCAAAGCCACATAATCAACGTCGCCGCTCGCCGCGGCTTCATCCTTAAAAGACGCGTCCATACTGAGGACGATTTCCTCAAGGTCCGCCGGCAATACCGTGTAGTACTTCCACCATTGCCGCTTATAGATCCCGCCTTCTTGCGGGGAGGGCCGCTGCTGGTAAAGGGCGTTCCAGGTTTGTGTCCCGACCTCTTTTTTCTTATCAATGGCCCAGGCAAGATCAAAGCCATGTTCCGGCCAGAGCGGTTCGCCTAATTTACGTCCTAATAAATCGTTTTCCTCTGCAACCGCTGGTAGTTTTACGACCGTCCACTTTTCCGCTTCCGTGGCCAGGATTCTTCCGGCAATATCATCCTCATGCCAGCGGGTTAAAATTAGTATTATTGCTGCATTCGGGTGCAGCCGTGTTACTAAGGTATTTTGCCATTCTCCCCAAACCATATCCCGATAGGTAATCGAATCCGCTTCTTGTTTGTTTTTTATTAAATCATCGAGCAATAGCAGATCTGCCCCGAAGCCTGAAATCCCCGCGCCTATGCCGGCTGAAATCATGCCTCCGTCTTTTTTATGTATTCCCCAATCCGTAACAGAGGCATTATCATGGCTTGTTTCGATATTCCAAAGAGCTTTTCCGAATTCTTCTATCTTGCGCCGGTTGAGCCTGCCGAATCTTTTTGCCAGCGCATCCCCGTAACTTACCTCTATCACCCGGCGGTCAGGGTTCTTTCCGATAAACCAGCTTGGAAAGGTTTCGCTTACTGACATGCTCTTAGAATGCCTTGGAGGAAGGAAAAACATAACCCTCTTTAACTCCCCTGCTTCTATCCGCTGGCAGATGTTTGCGATATATCTATTGTGGGCAGAGACCTTATAAGAATAATGATGAACAAGTTTTAAATAAAATAGATAATCAGTCCTTGCCAGTCCCGCCTGTATCGATAGCAAGTTTTTCGAATAGGTCTGATAATACTTCTCTTGCCTCTGGGTTAGCTGCAAGGAATTTTTCGATATTGCTTGTTCCAAATTCTTTTTGTCCTGTTGGATCTGTGGGTGCAACAGCAATAGGCACATCAAGACCCGGATTATATTTGCCATATCTATCTAAAACCTTAAGTACAATCTCAGCTGCTTTTATATTACCGTTTTTTGCCTTGCTAAAATATGTCATTAAAAGATCATCAAGCCGCTCATTATTTATTCTCCTTAGTTCTGCCGTTTCCTCTTTGGTCGCTTCATTCAGCTTTTTAAGCTCCCGGCGTACGTCCTGGCAGCATTGCCGCTCATCGTAGCCTTTCGGAAGATCCTCGACCTTGAATTTATTATAAACAGCATTTACTATTTCATCGTAATGAACGCCGCTTTTTCTTAATAAAAGAACGAATTTGCGGCGTTCCTGGGTTTTGATTCTTTTGATTGAGTTGTGCATTTTGAACCTGTTAGATGAACAACTACTTTAATAATACCGGTTCTTTTCCAGTTACATCAACCCACCGCTGAATTGCCACAGCAACGTAAGCAGGTGATATTTCAACAGCCCGGCACTTGCGGTTTAGGTTTTCACAGGCGATTATAGTGGTGCCAGAGCCGGAAAAAGGCTCATAAACAAAATCACTACTATGGTTTTTATCGGCCTCGCCATACATTCAATCGGTTTCTGTGTGCTATGGCCATGCCCGCCATCTTCTCTGGCTGGAATATTCCACAGCGTTTTCTGATCTCTTGCACCAAGCCATTGATGGTTTGAGCCTTTCCTTACAGCATACCAACAAGGCTCGTGCTGCCAATGATAATCGCCTCGAGACAATGCAAATCTATCTTTAGCCCATATTATTTGACAAACAATTTCAAATCCAGCTTTCTCAATAGATGCTTGCACCTCACTGGTACGCCTACCGGCGTGCCAAATATATGCTATGCTTCCGCTAAAAAGCTGCCAAGCAGGTAACCAATCGGCTATATTATCGTTTGTCACTTTTCCTAGTTTGTTTTGGTTTAAATTGACTCCCGCTCTTTTGCGCCACGATGGATCATATTCAACTCCATAAGGAGGATCGGTGACCATTATGTTTGCCGTCGCCCCCCCCATAACTTTTTCAACCACTACCTTATCCGTACAATCCCCACATATAATCCTATGCTCACCAAGCTGCCAAAGCTGCCCTGTTTCGACTCCCCATTTTGCCCGCAATTCCTCGGCCTTGTCTATTTGCGGCTCGGCATCTTTGGTTTCGTTAAATTCATATAACCCATTATCTTTAGCAATCCCTGAAATCAACTCTTGAATCCTGGAATCCTCCGCATGAATCGAATGCAAAAGATCATCCAGCTTTTCCTTGTCGGTCGCGGCAAGTACTGCAATAGGATCGATAGTTGCTAGTATAATTGCTTCTTCTGATTCTGATAATTCGACATAGGTAACAGGAACAGTTTTCTCACCAGCGCGGTCTGCAAGTTGTACGCGCAAATGGCCATCGACTAGGTGCCCAGTTGTGCGATTTATGACTATATTCTGCACCCAGCCGATTTCCTCAAGCACGCCAGTTAATCCGTCCTGCTGTTCTTTTGGATGAATGCGCCAATTTAGCGGATTAAAAAGTATCTGATCAACAGGTTCATTGCCATATCCTATGATCCTGTTTCTAAAAGCGCCTTGCTCAATAGGCTGCTTTTTATGATGATTTTTTTCTGTCATATTGCCTTGCTTTTTTTATTAATATAATACCATAATCAAAAAATCAGAGTAAATTCTTGCATTTTTAATGTTTTTTACCAGCTTATCCCTTTATGCTTGCGAAAAGATTCGGCTCGCAAGAAATCAGCAGGTCCTTGAGAAACTGCGCTATATCTTTCAGGCAAGACAAGCTGTAAACCGCGGAATTATTGGGAAAGTAAACGTACATTTTCCATTGTGCATAGTAAAATACTTTCCCCAGCTCGTGGCCTGATTTATTGTTGCGGCAACTATAAATATGATGTACACCGGATTCATCAAGGCCAAGATCGGCAAAGTGGATAAAGACGTATTTGGTCCGCACTATTTTACCTCCAACCCGTTGCGCAATTCACCCTTATAGCAGCCAAGGTTTGCGCTGCCCCGCTTGACGTTCCAGCCGTATGTACATTTTACCTCTGCGCTTCCGTTGCCGCCATTCTCGCATTCAGCGCAGTTGACAAAGAGATTTCCGCCTTTGTCCCTAAAACTATACTTTGCTTTTTTCATGGTCTTGGTCCTTTTATTTTCCCACCGCATACATTACATTTTGCCGCTTCCGGCACTTTCAGTAACTTTATTTTCTTTAAGCAGCACTTATGACACTCCAGTTCCATAGCAACCGCAACCTTATGATGGTCCGGATGGTACAGGAGCTTGAACGGCCGCCTGCAGGAGTGGCAAAGTTTAGTGATTTCTTTTAGATCAGCGAATACCATTATGCACCCAGCAGCCTATCTACAAACCTGTTTAGCCACTTGACCGCCGGGATATTCCACAGATACTTGCCGTACAGCCGGTGTAGGGGACTCCTGTATTCCGGTTCAAGGAAAACCTGAATGATATGTTGATGAATATCATCGAGCATCACAAGCATCCCGGCTGCCATCAGGATAACGGCGATGATTTTGTGCGACCAGAGCAAAAGGAATCCGACAAGCAGAACAAGGATCCCGGCGTAAAGATGGTGAAAGCCTTTCATTTCACTTTCTCCCCGCGCAGAATAGTCAAGCCGTTCAAGTGATCGATTTCGTGCTGCACACTTGCAGCCTGGTTGCCGCGAAACTTGATATTGCGAAACTTGCCGGTGAAATCCATGGTGCGTACGGTAACGGCTTTGGCCCTAACCATCCTGCGCCGGTCACCCGGGAAAGACATACAGACTTCGATGTTACTTGCGGTTTGCGGAGTAGATTTGACAATAACCGGATTTATAAAAATGAGAAATTTCACCCCGCGCCCGTCGCGGATAAGACAGATTTGCCGGTTTATGCCACACTGATTTGCCGCTATGCCGGCGGCTTTGTGGTTTATCATAAGGCCGAACAGGTCAAGGACGATCTGTTTCAGTCTTTCCGGATAAAGCAAATCTTCCTGGGTTACGGCTTTGGCTTTCTTTTTCAAAAGCTTTGTTTTGATAAGCTGGTAATTTGTTTCCATGTCAATCCTTTTCTGGTTTTTGTGCGCTGCCCTGGCTCTCCCCACTCAGCCACTTTCTGGCTCTTGTGATATTAGGTGATTCCGCTTCGCCATTGTTGCCGTTGGAAGGAGGATGTTCCAGTATTTCCGGGCCTATGACAACCGGCACTCCAAGATATCCGAGCAACTGTCGCAATTCCTCTCTCAGGGCATGGATCTCGTCTGTCAAATCCTCTATTTCGTTTTGCAGGGGCTGTGTCTTGAGACCGGCTAAAACCTTATCGTAGCTCATTCTTTACCTCGTTAATATCGTAGATGGTTGCCTGTTTTGGTTTTTCTTTATTGATCGGACACTTTTTCATGTCGCTGATTTTGTTCGGCGTAGTGGCCTGGCCGCAATAAAGGCCTTTAACGCAGACGGGACAAATTTGATTGTCTATTTTGGGGCATGGATCAAACATCAATATATTCCATAATAATCACATTCCCATTTCCGGCTTTCTAGCATTGTACGGGTGTCTATTTTGTACTTTTTCAGGTAATAAAATAACGTTGTTTCGTTCATACCAAGAATACCAGCGGCTTTTTTTTTACGCAATTCGCTTCTTTTAATGCGTTCTCTATTTTTTCAATGTGGATTGCAGTCTTGTTTTTTGTGCTTATTAGCTTATAAAGTCTTTTGGCGATAATGATAGCCTCTTCCTTGTCTTTGGCCTCAACCTTTATTAATTTCTCGACATTTATACTTTTTTTCAAGGCCTCTATGGCCCCATGATGATAAAGCATCGGCTCATACCTGTATTGGAATCCAGGTACCATTACCACTACCAGCCAAATCATACAGACTCCGGACGCTTTTCAAGAGTTTGTTGCCAATCTGGATTAGACATAATTTTTGGCGTTATATTTTCATAATCAAAAATAGATAGTGACGGTTGCCACTTTTGATAATTTATGTTCGGCTGCGGTCTTTTCCCAAACCAACACCACAAACAATTTTCGTCCTGTGCCAACCAATTAGCCCAATCCGGCGCGTCTTTCCAGTTAGGCTTGTTGTCTCGCGGCAACCCGTTCCATAAATCCCTTGCATTTGCTTCTGTGGCACCGCGAGGGCTTTGTAATCCACATTTGTCGCAAACAAATTGATAGGCTTCTGGGTTTCTGCCAAATTGGGCCATGCAATAAACTAATGTAATATCTGTTCCTTTGCAATGCGGGCAACTCTTTAATTCGTCCATATTCCCTCCTACTAAATAATTTGGCTTCGTCTTTCATTCACTGCATCGAAATACTTTTTAACCGCTTCCCGCGCCTTTACTTCGTAATCTATCTTTTCATAGCCCTTGAAAATCGCCTGCCAGGCATAGCGGATGATCCACCAGACCAAGCCGTCTTTAGCCTGTTGCCTGAGATGGATAAATTCTTCAATTAATACCCCTTCGCCCCACTGCGAGGATTGCTGTTGATAATCACGGGTTTTGTCATAAACGATGATCAGGCGCCGGATCCCGGCGGCGTTGAATATGCCGGAAATGTGATGCAGGAAAGGCGAGGAATAGGCGATAATTACCTCTTTCGAATGCTCGAGATAATTGCCGTCAATATGGACGGCGAGATCGATTTTCATCTCTTCGCTGGCATATTGGCGGAGATAGGTTTCGAGATTGGCGAATTTCATTTATTCGGTCTCACCTGCTTTGAACATCTTGCAATCCGGGCAACGCTCTTCAAACATATAGCAATGCCCGCCGTTTTTTGGCATATTGAAATAATCGCACTGATGGCACATGTCTTGGATGTATGGCTTTGGGAGTGGTTGCCAGGCGGAATACCGTGAGGGAAAATATGCTTTGTCAAGACTTGCATTATTAAATTTCATAATAACCATCCTGGTATGTTCGTGCAATTCATTTTTTTTGACCTGCCAAATATAATCACCCGCCTCTTTCGGTAAATCCGCTTCCGTATAAATCGAAATCCAATCGCTGGTCTGTTCATACTTATGGATAGCTTCCTCTATAAGCCATGTGTCTACAAATCCAATAAAGGCGGCTTCGTGATCTGCACAAAGTTTTTTAAGTTTGTCTATCAGTTTCATTTTGCAGTCCCTTATTTTGTACCTTCATAAATGCTTTGCTCCGCCCCCATTTGCAACATCCAGAACGATGCGAGAACAAATTTACCCAGTGCGGCAAGAACGATTATTATAGAAAGGTCATAAAAAATAGTGACAAACCGCGGAACAGCTCTCCCTTTTTCCCTCATCCTGTTTTTTGCATCATCCGACAAATAGCAGGAAATAGTAGAAATGACATTGAACCAAAAGAAAAACTTGAATATATTGGCAAGCCATTCTATGCCCTTGAAATACCCACCGTAAAAAGCAATGGCAAATGAAATATTGATAAGCACCCAGAAAAATCTTCTTGTTATTTTGCTCATTTCGCCCCCCTACAGCTTTATCATCTTGACCGTCACCACCGCCGATTTAATAACCGCCTGCTCGAATACTATTTCCATGTTTTGAGCAGTGGTTTGGAATTCTGAAAATCCCAACTGCGAATCATCATACTTTAGCGCCTTTACCTGGGTTAGTGCAATCAAGCCGGATCCGGGCCCGGTCGCAGTAAAGACATGGCTTCCGATCAACTTTGTGCCGGTTGCGCCGGGTTTGCCGGGGTCTACTGAGACGGCGATATAAATCCGGTCGACGAAGTAATTGCACACCGGATCGGGGTTTTGATCGGTAAAAACATCGCCCAGGGTAAAGGTTCCCGTTTTCGCAGCAAGGCAGGCCGGTACGGTGATGTTGAAACCTACGGAGTGGAAGGTGTCCGGTGTAGTAATCTCAAGATCCATCCTAAACAGATCACCCGGAGATACAGTGAAGGTTTGAGTCAAAACAGATGGTGCGGATTCGATCCTGGAAATATCACTCATAACCTTGAGCAGTTTGGGTTTTGGGCCGCAAGCAAACAGGGCTAGGGCGATAAAAAGCAGTGCAAGTTTCTTCATTTTGTTACCTCGCTATTCTTTGGTAAATTCGATCCAGTTGATTTGTTTGGTTTTCGGTTAACAGTTTCCGTCCGCCTCCGATCTGGCTTTTAAGAGAGTCAAGAAAAGTTATCTCCCAATCAGAAAGCCGGGATGAATAAAATTCCAGGTCGTTTATGATCTCAAGGGCTTCTTTGGCTTCGCTTTGTTTATCGAGCGGCATTGATTATCTCTTATTTTCTTGCTCACTGTGAATTTTCCAACTTTGCTGCAAATAACGCCAATTACATCTGCTTGCAATTGTAAAAATGAATGCCTTTTTATCAATATTCTCTGGCTCTTTTTTAAGCAGCGGAGCGCGTTTTAGAGTTTTGAAAGAATATCCAACAATCCCATTTTTCGCAACCTTGATAAATCCGGCATAAGGCGGAATCTCTTCGAGTATATCCAGCGGAGAAACAAAGTAAAATTTGTTCGTTGCCTTGCCATCTTTAAGTAAATCATGTTTTTTAGGATATTTGCTCAACCTATATTTCCTCAAAAACTCTTTATTAAAATCATTCTTGAAATCTTTATAATCTACCTTGATTTCATAATCTATTGTATATCCTTTTTGTGTCATTGCAAATACATCGCATTCATAATTATTGATATAAAAACGCGGCATTACAATTGCATTGCCTTGCCCAACAAGTTTGTTAATCAGATGATAAGAGATTTCATCTGCTTCATTATTATAAGGCATATCTCGCAAGCTCCTTATTCGCTGCCTTCAACATCCGGACGGCTTGCCGATTAAAGCGCTTTCTTATTCTCCGCGCCCAAAGCAGTATCGCAAAATGTTCCACTATTCCACAACCGCAGCCCGAGAATTTCATTGGAGTATCGCCCCCATATTTTTATTCAAAAGCGGTCTGTCAAAAATATCTATTGTTCCATCCCCATTGAAATCCTTTTTCTCGCTGAATTGCCAGTCGCTTATCAATGCTCCCATGGCATTAGCGAACAGCGCTTTATCCACCACGTTAACCAGGCTATCCCGGTCAATATCGCAGAACAGGCCGGCTTCCTGGCAAAATATTGCGCTAACAGTGTCAGAGGGAGCGGATTCCATGAATGTACTATCAACAGCGGTCAGATAGAAAGCTAACTTGGTATAATATTTCGGCACACTCAATTTGGCGGTCAATGTTGTATCCGGATGTTCAACAGCCCACCCGGATTTGCCGATTTGCCGGATAAAATAGACTTTCATATCAGGCTCAGTGTTTTTTTGCCACGTCAACTTGACGCTATTACCGGTTACTGAAAAGTAAGTGAATCTCTCCGCGCCATAGACTTCCGGCATGGAAAAGAACAGCATACAAAGCCAGATCACGAAGAAAAAAAGGAAAATAACGAGGCAAGATTGCTTGCCGATGGGGGAGACTTTAAAGGTTTTCATATTACGCCACTTTCTCTAGTTTTCCAAATAGTCCTATCTGTGCAGTTCGAATTTTTATCATCTCAATATATTCCGGGTTGAGTTCTATCAAAACTGAATTACGGCCGTACTGCTCGGCAACCATACCAGTTGTACCGGACCCGGCGAATGGGTCAAGCACCGTATCGCCTTCACGTGAACCGGCAAGAATGCAAGGCTTAATCAAATCCGGCGGGAATGTAGCAAAGTGGGCTTGTTTGAAAGGCTGAGTTGCCACAGTCCAAACAGAACGCTTATTCCGGTTGAGCACATGGGTTGTGGTGTACTCAATATTCTGAGCTCTTCCTTCTCGATGAAATGCTCCATGCGCACCTTGCCTCGTATCCCATCCAGCCGGTTTTCTTTGACGAATAACATTCTTTTTATTATCAGGAATTGACTTATGATTTTCATTTACTCTTGCAATTCTTTCGTCAATACTATATTTAGCAGCTTCCTTTATCGCTTCCGCGTCATAGTAATATTTTGCGCTTTTGGATAACAGAAAAATATATTCATGGCTTTTTGTCGGCCTATCTGTTACACTTTCCGGCATCGGATTTGGCTTGCTCCAAATTATATCGCTCCGCAAATACCATCCATCTGCGCGAAGCGCAAAGGCTAAAAGCCAGGGAATACCGATAAGGTCCTTGGGCTTTAGTCCATACAGAAATCCTTTATTCCCATATTTAGGCTGCCAGTTATCACTTCTTTTTTGTTCTGATTGGCCACCTTTGCCGCTGCCAGCATAACTATCCCCGATATTTACCCACAAAACACCATCCGGTTTTAATGTGCGCCTCACCTCTGCAAAAACAGCAACGAGTTTGGCAATGTATTCTTCTGGATCCGCCTCGAGTCCAATCTGCCCATCAACTCCATAGTCCCGCAAGCCATAATAAGGCGGACTAGTTACGCACATTTGAATAGACTCAGCGGGCAATGTTTTTAGGACCTCGAGAGAGTCGCCTTGCAGGATAGTTACCATTATTTCCTTCTTCTTAAGAAGGAAAGAATCAGAATAAACAAAAACAACAGCGTGCAACTCAACGCATAGTAATCAACTTGAAAATTTTTCATCTGCATTCCCTCCCTTGTTCAGCCATGCCAGCCATACAGTCACGGTTGTATATGTGGTTAAGGTTTAACATCTTACCTACACGCCCCACTCAATATTTCCTCATAGATCATCCTCGACAACGCTTTCCTGTTTGGAAATTTGTGCGTCGTTTCCGCTATCTCTTTTATGAAAACGATAGGCGGTTTTTTCATATTGACCTTGATATAATGGAATACCTGAGATCCCATTAAAGACGCATCCCGCATGTGGCCGTTTTTAAACTCCCGGCGAAACAACTCTACAGCCCACGCCTTTTTAAAGGATTCCTTGTAGCTGCGGGAATTCCATTGTACGGTTTGAATCATAAAGAATGCTTCCCGGAAAACATCCTGGCATACCCTGATCTGTTGCAGCACCTTGCCGGCGTTGACGCGATGTTTGCCGAAATTAACATAATCCTCTATGCCGGCCACATTGACATCGTGCCGCGCCTTGAATAACTCGAGTTGTTTTTCATACTCGGACAGCCTGCCGACATCCCGCACGGTAAAGCAGTCGATGAAATCGCCGAACGGGGAAAACAAGGCAATGCCGGTATCTAGGCCGGGATCGATGAAGCAGATGTTAGGCATCGGTTTTCTCCTGCAATAATCCTTTTGTTATTCCAGTCACCAGGGAATCAAGGGATTGACTTTTGCCGGCCGGCAATTCTTTCTTGTGTGCTGCAATAGTGTTTTCAGCAACCAGCGCCTTGATAAACTGGGCCCTTACCACGCCGGGCGGTGAATCAATTATCTCATTTCCCCACTGCATCAATATAGGGAAAAGGTATTCTTCTTTGCGGCGAACCATCCGCAAGCGGATCGCTTCAAGACAAGTCTTGTGAAATTCCGGATCATACATATCCAGATAGCATTTGATTTTCTCGAATGCCGTTGCCGCTTCCTGCTCTCGCAACAACGCCGCATCTTTTTCCAAGATTGGATTGCGCAAGCGGGCAGGAGAGGGAAAATAAACTGGATCGGCTGAATTAAAGTAGACCATCCAGTTTTCCGCTATTTGTTTTAATTCCATATCCATCAAGGCTATGCGGTACATTTCTACTTTTTCCGCTGTAGGTTTTTCGCCGGCGCAGCATTCTGCAATCTGAAACATCAAAGTAACAAACGCGCCCATATCATTATCTGTCATTTTTAACCCCGTACTTTTCCATGTACTTTTTTACATTGTCTTGCCAACCTCCAGATTTTGCACCTGGTGGTTTTTTCTTTCTTGCTTTTTCAAGCCAATTTCGAAGACGGATTATTGCTTTTTTGCCTTCATTCTCCACATCCAAAAGCCAATAAACGCTCACATAACCGTTTTCGGCATGCCAGCACGAACCATTCAAGGTTTCCATTGCAAGCAAAACAGCATCAGAAAAGGATGTTTTATTATCTACCATATTGCGAATATTTTTCGTTGTCACATCTAAAAGCAGTTGATCGGCCTCAGATAGTTTTTCTCGGGAAATGTCTTTGCTTAAACCATAATGGTATTTATCTAGTTTACTCAGGAGGCAAATAGCAAGATCTTTGTTGTAGCTTGGACTAGTTTCTTTTTTAATCGCGCTCGCAGGTGGAATTTTATCAGAAACAAGTGGCTTTTCTTCTTCGCCTGTATCTGTTTTTGTATCTGTATTTGTTTCTGTTTCTGTATCTGTATCTGTATATATTAACGTTCGTTCAACGTTCGTTGAACGTTTGTTGAACCGATGTTCAGCAGATATTTGTCCAGCCATACTTGCTTTATTAGACTTATCTAATACCTTTTTTAAGTCATTTTCAATTCTGGGATGAACAAGGTGCTTGCCATTTTTTTTGAAAAACTTTTTTATAATATCCTTTATTGCGTCCCACTCGTCTTTATCTGTCCTGGTTATTTTAGAAAGAATATCGTCATCATTCAAAAGAGGTTTGCCGGTTTGCCAATAATTCATAATCAATAAAAGATATGCTCCATGCTCAGTAGCAGACAGGTGCATTGTATCGGCTAAATAATCAGCAATGTAAAGCTGGATGTATGGTAGGGCTGCCATAAAAACCTTACTGCAATAAAATTCCACAGCAAAATGCGAATTAACGAGCGGCGCACTTTTGGGCAGAACGCCGCCCGGCAAATCTCTACCTCTCCAGCGGAAAATACTTATAGTGCTCAGCTAAAAGCCTGGCCGGGACATAGACTAGAATAATAGCAGCCAATGCCCCGCCCTGGCCGGCAATGACAAGCCACACTATACTGCATACGCCACAGAACCAGGCCAGCAGCACGCCGGCCATAGCGCCTAACAGCGAAAGAATAATCATGGTAATTATCCCCATATTTACACCTTTTAGTTGACGGTGTACTGCATGAGATTTTTGTAATTTTACTTCTATTAATTCTTACTGCTGTGCCACGATCCCCAAACCGCCACACAAGGGGTTTTACGAGTCCGTTGCAGGACTCGATGCTTTTCAGAAGATGCTAAGGCTGGTCCTAATTTGTTACTTTCCCACTTCTACGCGTGTATCACTTCCCCGAGCTTCCATTTCTTCGTTGAAAATATTAGCGGTATTGTTTATTATTTCATCTCTCTTCTCCCGTGAGAAAAGATCGATCTGGCCGGATTCGATGTTCTTTATTGCCGCGAGCGTAAATCGTATCTGCATGTCCAGGTCTTTTATTTCGTCGCTATAGGCCTGTGCACTTGCTTTCTTTTCCGCTTCGACTTCCACTTTTCTTTTGACCAGATTTTTAAGATCGTTCAAGAGCAGCTGGTGACGCGGATCGACAAACTCCGCTTTTTCGGCTTTATCTATGTTCATTGAATTGTGCTCCCTTTCAGGCAATCATAAATCTTGATGGTAGTGCGAATGTCATACAAGGCATCATGTAGTGATTCGGCTTCCAGCGCAATCCCCATCTCCTGCGCCACGGTCCCTAGTTTGAAATTCAGCATACCAGGACGCTTGTCCATCAACTTTGAGATTGCCAACGACATTACGTCCATCGGCGGGGACCAGAAGAAAGACCCAAAGTAGTTATCGCCGCACTTGTGAAACCACTCGCGCAGGAAATCCTGATCAAATTTCGCGTTATAGCCCGAGAAAATCATTTTATCGGCTTTGTCGAATTTATCGACAAACTGACAGAGGAAATCGGTAAATGATCTATGAGCAGAAATAGGATCCGGAAAGGATTTGATCTCTTGTTCCGTTAAACCGGTCACCTGCAGCGCCTCCAGAGTGATTAAATCTTTTTCGAAGGTGCAGACACTGTGGTTGAATGTCCCGAGCTCCTCGCCGTTTTCGGTTACGATACAGGCTATTTGCACAAGTCCGTTTTCTTTGGGATTTATGCCGGTTGTCTCTGTATCGATAAAAGCTATTTTCAAAACACCTCCCTTTGTGATATTTTCAACAGCTTTAAAAACTGGGCCGGATTATTAGGGGTGGAATTTCATCCGGCCCGTAGCATAGTTATGGGGACAACGGTTGTTTATGCCAGCGCACCTCCTTGGTTTTGGTACATTTTAGAGCCACCAGAGGGATTCGAACCCTGCATCCCGCCATTTCTGGCGTGTATTTCCAGTTATACGATGGCGGCTAAATTTCACACTTGACCCTAAAATATTAGCCAGTCCTTATGCCAAACCCATTCTATTTCCCTATTCTTGTCAACCTGTTTGAATAGGCTGCCACCCGTCTCAACAACGTCTATTTCCTTGCCGCAATATACGAACATCTGCGGCAATACGCCGGGAACATAGGAATTGCGCAATTCTTGTTTACTTTTTACTTTCGCTTTCATACCATTTCCCTTTAAACTTTCCCGCCCGGCCTGTTTCGGAGACAGGGGAGAGCCGGGCGGGTGGTGTTGTTGGTGCGACTATCTCGCCTTGGAAAGAATCGGCACTTCTACAGAATAAATGTGGCAACCAGGTATTTCGCGCACACCAGAATCAACTGCAGTGTTCAGCTTTTTCATACTTGGCTCGCAATAAGGACGCGGCACAATGTCCGGATTGATTACCTCGACTTTCCAGTCCGTCCGGGTTTGAGACCTTGCGCCTGTTGCGCCGACAACAACCGATTGCGGTTTGATCTCCTGCGTTGCAATGCGGTGTACTTTAGTTTCGATAGTAACCGCCTTTTCAAGATTGTCCTCTTGCACCATCTCAGCTTGTTTCTTGCGCAGTTCATCTATCTTTGCCAGCCGCTCTTTTTCCAGCCGATCGGATTCAATGCGCTTTTTCTCGGTATGGTAAGATGATAGTTTGCTGCGGATCAGCGATTCCACTTTTTCAATGGCACCAAGAAAGCTCTTGTACGGCGCTTCCCGCTTTACGATCTCCGCCTTGAGCACTTCAACAGCTGCTTTCTTTTCCGATTCGGTGTCTTTGCGCAGAGTCACTATCTTTACACCGAAATCGGTCACCGCTCCGACGGTTTCATCGTTGACGGTGATATCGATCACCTTTGATTCGATGTTCTAAAAAGACTGTATGAGCTTATCAGGGACACCGGTAAATAAAGTCAAGTCTGCCATGATTGGTCCTTATTATTGCAATGTAACTGTTTTAAACTGGTTGTAGTTTGTAGTATGTAATCTGTGTAGTTAGATGCGGTTTTATTGCAAAGTCATTACCGCAGCCATCAAAGCCTTTTAAGCACGACAAAGCCATTACCATATCATAATCGTTTTCTTTCAGCTCTACTGCGTACTCATGGCCGCAATGAGGACACTTTACCTTTATTGACATATTCCCTCCTTAAAAAATCCGCGGGAACCTGCTCACCCGCATCACCGCGCCGGGGATGTTATCCGTGCGGTATACCTGCCCCTTTTGCATCTCGCGCCGGATCTCGCCGGCAATATCTTCGCCATCCAGTTCGTTTTTCATGTCGGCCAGGAGCGCTTTTTTATCCATGCTGGTCACGATGGCAGCTGGATATTTTTTCATAATTTCAGCAAGCAATGTATCCGCTTCCGCCCTAGTCAACCCTTTAAGGGTGATTGTTTGGGATTGATACTTTGCCGGCAAATCCTCGGCGTGCGTTTCTTCGCTTATCACATCCAGCGACATGAGGCGTACTTTGCCGAGCTCACCCTGCAGGAGTTTACCCTTGGCGTCGCACTGCGCCACTGCGTCCATGTGCAGCAGCATAGCACTTTTGAAACGGTCGATTTCCTTTTCCACAGCCGCTTTTTTCTTGGTGAACTTGTCTTTCATCTCATCGCAATACTCAATGAGAGACTTAAAATGCCGCTGTGCTTCGATATAACTGTCTACATTGCGGATCATATTTGCGACAAGAAAGCTCAGTTCATTCTCTGTTTCGACCGAGCATTCTCCACCGGCTTCCTGGATTGCCTGGATCAGGTCAAGATAGGACTGATCGAATTGGGCGATAGCGAGAGGATTAGCCATTGAGCGCGTCCTCCAGCTGTGGTTCCCCCGTTTCGCTTACTGGTTGCGGATTTTTGATAATAGCATCGATTTCCATGATAAGCGCAGAAGCTTCTGCCATGGTTTTTATGAGTTGGCGCTTGGCCTTGTAGGGTGTTTGCAGATCATCCGGCAGTCTTTCTATTAAAAGCAATAAAAGGTCAAGTTGCACCTTTTCCGCCGGCGCTTTTGCTTCGTGCTCTTTTACGATTTCTTCCGGTGTTTTCCCGTTTCCGTTATTCCCTACTTTTTCACGTTCCATCTTTTCCTGTTCGGCCTTTTCCTGTTCGGCCTTTTCCTGTTCGGCTTTCTGTTGCGCTGCCATTTTTGCCTTATGGTCAACAGTTTTTTCCAGGTCCTGTAATTCAATAAGGCAATCCATATACACCTTTTTGCTGCATCCATTTGTAATAACGCTGGCAATTGCCTTTTTGCGGGAATCGAATAACTCAGCCTTTACTTTTGTGGCAAGTGTTTTGAGTTCGGCGATTTCGTCTTTTGTAGCCTGTTCCATTTTCAAATCATCCGCGCCTTGAGCAAGCCAGTCGATAAGCTGTTTTCCGAATTCCTCTCCTGGCTTCTCGATCATGGCATCCTGAAATTTACCAGTGCGGTCTTTGATGATAGTGGCGTAATGCTCTGTGTTCATTTCCATGAGCATGGTAAATTCGTACTCAATACCCTTACCCTGTTCTGGAGTCAAACCAATACGAATTGGTTTTGATTTTCCTGTTTTTTCATCTTTACTGATTTCCCATTCCGTCTTTGAGCGCATGGTAAAAATGATGTGTCCGGGATAATTGAGGATAGCGTCGATAAGTTTGCGCTGTTTCGGGGTGCCGTCACTCCAGGCGGACCAGAAATTTCCGGAGTATTTGGCTTTGGCGAGTTTTTCCAGTTCTTCTAAAAGCTCTTGCCAGGAATGAGAACCGGAGTCGATAATAAGAACATCGTACTTTGCATCTTTGGCCATTCCGATGAACTCTATTAGCTCGGCAATGGATTTCTGTTCGAGTTCGGCAACGTCAAACTCGAACTTGTCAGAATAGAGGCTTGCCGAACCTCTTTCCGTGTCCCCTACTACAATGCGTCCACCCATACCGGTCGCTATGCGAAGCGCCGTAAAGGTTTTGCCGGATCCAGACGGCCCAAAAAGAGCAAGCCTCAGCTTACTTTTCTTCTTGGTTGCCTTTTCGATTTTTAACATCTCAATTCTCCTAAATATATTAATTGTGTAAAACGTAATGCCATGCCGCGCCCACAAAATAGATGGCGAGCAGCACGGCAAAGAAAACAACTACTTTGACAGCTTCAGGAATATCATCCAGCACCCGGGATATACCGGCCAGGTGCCACTTTAACGAACCGCCGCGGAGAATGCAGAAAAGATGCAGAAAAAAGCGGTAAAAAAGACCGATCTCTTGCGTTTCAATGGTCCTGAGGTAGCAATAGAATTCAACCGGCCTTTGCCACGGCGAACCAAGGTCCTTGTGGTATTGCTCAAAATCCAGTACCCAGAACAGCCTTTTTACACGCTTCATTCTCTCATTCTCCCTTGTATGACAGACAGCAGCTTGACAAATAACATCTTTTCTCCCGGCACACCGGCCAGTCTTTTCTTTCCAGGCTGCAGGGGTTTATAATCTCCCTTGGCCTTTCTTCTTTTACCACCAACCTCCTTTCCTGCTTGACACCGTCATTTGTCAGACCGGCATCCGAGCAAATCTTCCACACGCTATAATGACTCTGACCTATACGCCCGGCAATATTATCGATGCTTTGGCCATGCCGACGCATACCTATGATTTCTGATACAGTCTCATCACAGCTCACCCGCATTTCTTTAGTCCCCTCTCGAATCTCAGAACACCCTCTGAGTTTTCTTCATCCGGCTTTTTCCAGAATGGCGCGGTGATTGCATTCATCCAGGTCTTGTCGAGGATATCCAGGCTAAACCGTTGCGGGGTCTTTTGTGCGTTGGCGAAAATAGCCGGATTGTTCAACTTGACCTTCAGCATCTCTTCCCGCGATATCCCTAAGAGTTCTGCTAACTCTGAGGAATTTACCAGGGGGCCGTAACTCTTTCCGTTCTTTTCTACCACCAACATCCCTTATGTCCTTATTAAGATGCCAGGTCCCTAAATAGTCATTGTAAACGGGTTTGGAAATAGTCCTGATTTCGTGCTCGATCATGAGTAATTCCGGCCGCCTGGCCGGCGTACGCGGTGAGATGGAAAACTTGCTGAAAAACTCGTTGCGAGTCATGCCGATCCTGATGGCCATCTCTTCCACTTTTCCCAATGCGCCCGATTGCACAAGGCGCTGTAATACCGCTGCGATAAATTGTTGCTGTTGAACCCATACCTCGCCGCCCCCCTTTTCCCGGGTTTGCATGGGTGTTGCCTTTCATAGATGCTGAAGCTGTTGCAGAAAATAAAACCGGTAAGGTTTGCTTTCCATACCGGCTGTTGATTATATTATTCATGAGTTGACAGCTTGTTTTAATTGTCTTTTTTCTTCGCAAATAATCTTTTTTATAAGTTCATTTGCATAATCGCCAATTTTTTTCCCTTGAGTGGCAGCTAGAACCTTAAGCTGCAAATGGACATCCTCTTCGAGCATTACTGGTTTTTTCATATTTATTTTCCTTAATGGGTTACATATACATCTATAAAGATAACAATAGTTATCAGAATTGCAAGTATTATTTAAATTATTTTAATTATTTTTAATTTTATATTATACATTTTACAATTAGTTTTACCATTATGAAACTAAACACACTAAATCTTAAAAAGCAGATCCTTCAAATATTGAACGAAGATGGTATTTCTCCTGAAGAATTGGCAAATAAATCCGGAATTTCCGCTATGACGGTTTATCGCATTCTTAATGAAAGTGGAGAAACAACTCAGAGGGCCATTGGCAGGAAAATAGCCGAAGGAACCGGCAGAAGATTCAGGATAGCAGGCGATCAAATAGAGTTCTATAAAGAACCTATAAACCAATCACCAGATGCACTAAAACAGGAAATAATTGAAATCTATGACTCACTGTCCCAGGAGGAGCGGATCAGAATGAAAAAAACAGTTGAGGCAATATGGGGCAACGCGACAATTGGGACAAGGAAAGAAGAGAATTCTTAGAGTCCCTAGAATGGCTTAGTGATGATGAGTTACGCTTTGTGTTATTTCAGGCCAAAAAAATGATGGTGGAAAAAGTAAATGGTAAAATTATAAAAACATTCATTTCATGCGTCAATAAAACGCATAACTACGAACAAATCTATAATTAATGTTCACCTTTTTAATGCGATGGTATGTATTTTGCATACGATAGGAAAACTACGCCCATAAATTAACAGGGCATTGGCTGTTAAGTTAAAAATGGCTAAAAGCACAAAGGGGAAGAAAATGCCAGACAATACAAAGGTAATGGAAAATCTTCTAAAGGGGTTTATTACCGTACTAGTAGTTATTCTGTTTTTTGTGCTACTCTTTAAATTTGCACGAAGCGCAGATACAGCATCTTCAACAGAAAAAGAATACCAGGAAAATCTACAACAACATTTAACATCTGGGACTTATCAACCTCCAGTAATAGAACTTAAATTATCACAAGAACAAATTAAAGCTATAGAGATGTTGATCGATAAGGATTATCTTTTCATAGAGAACAGGCATGATGCCTATATCAACCCGCTCATGTGGGACACCTTCGATATTAAAAAGAAAAAAGGTTTTGCGGCTATGCTGGCCAAATATTGCGAAAATAAAAGTTTTGATAAATTAGAATTGGCCAGGATTTGCGACAAACAAACTGGCAAGCTACTGGCAAAATATGACAACGGAGAATTTGAGGTGTTTTAAATGCCCTCCCCCAGATACTGCAAACTCCGCTTCCGCAAACATCCCTTCTTTACCGTTGTCTACGCAGACGGATCAACCAGCTCATTCACTCGCCACTGCAGCAAAGAAGTTGCCCGGCAAATCCAGGCTGACATCAATAACCGCATTGCTTTGGGGACCTTCGACCGAAAAGACTTTCGGCCGGCCAGATCCGCGAGCAAATCCATCTACCTCTTGGCCAAAGAATACATCATAGAGCGGGAAAAACAGCTTGCCCGGAAAGATATTGCCAGAAATACCTACCTTACCGACATACAGGCTTTGCAGCTTTTCATCAACACAGTAGGCCGGGATATCCTGGCCGATCAGGTCACCAAAGAGTTCATAAAAGAAAAATTCATTGACGAACTTCTAAAGACCGATACCCGGAAAAAAGCTGCTTACCAAAACGGTTCTATCAACGCCTACCTGAAACATCTCTCGATCTGTTTTTCGTTCGCCAAAGAAAAGGGCTATATCCAGGATAACCCGTTTTTCGAGGTGGACAAATTATCGACCAAAAACGGCAATCGCCCGAACCGGCTCACTATGGAGGAAATAGAGAGATTCCGGGAATACTTTGCCGTGAAGCAACCCTGGCACCTGGACGTGTTTAATTTCGCGCTATGGACCGGGGCGCGCCGGCAATCCATCCCGGCGATAAAACTGGATCAAATAGAAAGGTGGACTATAGGCGGGACCAAGTACGACATCTTGCGGATCATAGAAAAAGGCGAGAAAGAAAGAAGAGTGCCAGTAATGGACAAGCTGGGTGCCCTTATCGAAAGGCGCAAGTGTGCCCTGCAGGATGAAAGGATCATCCAGGGATCAATCTCTATTTCGCACAATCAAAGGAATATAGACCTGGTAAGAAGGCGGGCAAAAGAGGGTTATCTGTTTTTTGAAATCGCAGATCCAGATACAATCACAGAGATGTTCCGCAAAGCAGCGCAGGCTTTGCAGATCCCGGGCGTGACCTTTCACTCTACCCGTCATACTTTTACAACCTACAATCTCGCGCAGGGCGTCAAGCTTACGGATATGCAGCAGTTATTGGGGCATGGGGATATAAAAACAACCATGATTTATAATGATCCGATTATACAGATGCTGTTGGAAGGCGTGTACAATAAAATGGCCCAGCTATGAGGGCCGGGCCAAGCGTCCTATAAGGATCGTGACAGGCGCAAAAGTAAACAGGCCTCGTTAAAGGCCTGTTCTTAGTGGAGCTAGACGGGATCGAACCGACGACCTCTTGACTGCCAGTAATCTTTTGCCGTTTGCGTAAGGTGCTGTAAATATTGTACATTACATTATTTAAAGGTCGATTGAGCAGCCGGTTTCACCTGCTATTTGTCCGGTTTTGCCCATTTTTGCGGGATCAAACAAGGATCGCATTTATATGATCTTATGTCGAATCCGATTAAAAAGGCCGGGGGTCGCATAGAGATCGATACCAGGCCTCTTTACTAGGTTATTTACTCCAAGCCGGATCAAGCCGTTACCGTTGCCTTAAGCGAATTGCAACTCTTTTATGCAGAATGAGTTTCCATTCCAGCCCTGCCTAAAGTTTTTTATACTACTTACACCAACTGGCATTTCTCCATTTGACGGGATGCAATATACATCTCCGAACATACCGGTCTTTGCGTAACTGGTATGATTGATCCAGTACCAACCTTTTTCTGCTACTGCGTCCTTAGGAAACACAACCTTTTGCCCCCAGCTTTCCGGTGCGATTCCTGCATTTAAACCGTCCCGAAATTTCAGGGACGTTTTCAGATCGTTTACGAATACTAATTTCATCTTAATCCTCCGAGCTTAATTGTTTGTTACTGTTTCCACATAACATCTGCATCCGTCAAGGCTGCTTGCCCTGTAGCCTCCCTAAACTCCTTGACGCTTTCGTAATAATGCAACGTCCCTAGTCCCGTAACGTTCCCCCTGGAATCGCTACAAGGGACATAGTGACACTTATCACCGCTTGACTGCCCCGCGTATGTTCCTGGGCCAGTCCACAGAATCGTTCCAAACACTCTCATCTCATTCTCCTTTGTTGTTAGTTACCGTTGCCGGGTTAATTGTTTTCTTGAGGTTTTAATAAAGCAATGATAAGATTCACATTCTCGTCATGCTTTAATTTTCCCATTGCATTTGCGCCAGCCAGGAACGCAAGGTGAATACGGTTTTTCAGATACATCGCCGACTCTACATCTTTTAATATTGAACCTTCCGCGCACTTAATACCTTCATCTGATTCAAGCCATTCGTCAAGTAATTTTGCAAGTGCAGAACGATGATCCTTTTTTATTTCATTACATTTCTTTTCTGCCATCTCATCCTCCGAGCCTTTTCGCGCCATGCTTAGGGCATGGGGTTAGACTTCAATACTCCTTTTATTTTGCCACCCTCATCGGGCCCACGTTGGCAGTGTGGACGATCCCGCCGGAGCGGGATTTCGGGGTTAGGCCGGGAGTAAAACTGTAATAGAAGGCCAGTAGCCAAAAAAAGCTCCCTGCCTGGTGGAATCCCACCAGAGAATCGCATCCCGCGGGGGTTCCGGGCGTTCTACAGTCCACCCTAAAGGGGGCTGTCCTTCATATCCTCGTCCCTTTATTACCTGGATTTTGGCCGGCAAAGCTTCCGCCAGCCCTTTTGAAACCATCGCATCAAAGTATTTATTTTCTGGCGTCCACTTCTTTATTTCTACGTGCCTTGGATCGTTCCCCTGCGGGAACAGAGTAGCATCCAGCCGCGATTCAGTGTCAAATACGGTGTTCCCGTAGAACAGGAACGCCCCGGCTTGGTATGATTTTTTTGTTTCCATTTCTTTCTCCTCGCCCTCGCGGGCGGTTACCCGGCCATTGCTGGCCGGTGTCCACTGCTTACTTTTCTTTCCAATTCTCTGCGAGCCAGTCGCAGAATTGCTCGAACTCAACCTTCGCCATGTCGCGTATTTTGTGGGCCGTGCCTTTTTCGCCATAGGCTTCAATCCAGTTGCCCTCAGCGATTTCAATATCCTCTACTTCCGGCGTGTACCCGCGTTCCAGTGAGAGCAGGTAGTCTATTACGTCTTGGTAGACGTATCGAGAACCTATTTCGGATTCGATTGCTTCAATATCCTCAAGGTTTTTTGCGTTCGGCCTGAAATGGCCATTTTCCCACCGGCTCAGCGTTGCAGCCGTGACGCGCAACTTACGCGCCAGTTCTGTTTGCCCCCCCGCCTGTTCGCGCAAGCGGGCAATTCTTTCTCTGATTGTCATTAGAAACTCCTATCATATTGCGCTACCCACTCTTTCGTCCCGCCAGCATAGCGATATACCACGATTTCGTAATCGTGATCAAACAGTACCAGGTTGCCATGGACAAGTTGCTTATCCTTTTTTGCAACGCTGTTTTCGCCTTTTGTAAGATATTCTCTCACGACAGCGTCACAGTTGTTCAATAAACTATCAAGTTCTTGCTGCTTCAATTCCTTGTCTAATGCCTTAGGAACCTGTATTGCAGGATCATAGGGGGTATTTATTTTTACTCGTTTCATTGCAAACTCCTTTTTTATATTACTTTGATGCTCTTTTAAAATTGCCCATCGTATCCATTTTCTTCAAGGCCATTTTTTGTGCAGAAGTTAAGAGCCTACCATTTTCAAGCTGATTGCGCAGGCTTTTGATGAAAGAGTTTTTGCTATAATCTACCAGCCCGATATTGTTCTTGATTACCCTGTCTATCCGGCTGTGGTCTATTGCGAATTGTTGTTTTGTATTGTTCATTTTATTTTCTCTTATTTGGTTTGTTATGTCTTTCATCTACTATTAATATATACTATTATATGTACAATGTCAAGCACTTTTTACGGTTTAGGCAAAAATAATTCAACTTTTTTTGTCTAGCCTATGTTTTTAATATATTGTAGTTATGGGGAATTGGTAAAATTGTCATGAAAAATAATTTGCAGATTTTGGGCTGGAAATAAAAAAGCCCCGCATTTCTGCAGGGCTTTGAAGGCTGATTTTGTCGGCGATTCGATTCTTAACCGCTTGCGACTTTGTAGCCAACGAACTTCGACGCTTTAAATAGACCGGCTGCACAGACAAAGGCAACAATACCTAGCAACGCGGTATAGATGATACCCATGATTGCGTAATACTGGTAGAAAGCCACGGCCAGGGACACTACAAAGGTTATCGCCAAAGCCGGCCAGCCCTTCAACTGTACGAGATTTCGCACGATCTTGGTTGCCGCAATAATGGCCGCGACAGCAGTCAGGAATTGCGCACCAAAGATCTGATCGAATAAAGGCGGGATCTCGCCTTCATCCTGCGCGAATACCGGCAACGCCAACATAGTCAGCATGGCCAGCACTAGAATAATTAAAACTAACCTCATTTTACCACTCCTTTCTTTGCCTTGAAAAACTCAAAGAGAGCTTTCAAAAGCTGCACAAGTGCATTGATTAGATTGTCAGTTTGCTCAATTCCCTGTTTTTTCTTTTCAACAGCATCTTGTATACCCGCCCAGCCGATCACCGCTCCGCACAAAACGCCCAAAGCCTTGCCGATCCCCGCAACGACCGGATCCGGCACAAAGGACGCGGCTGCAGCCAGTACGGTCAACCCACCCATGGCGCGTTTAAAAAAGTGCTTGCGGTACCATGGCAACGCAGGCGGCGGAGCAACGTAATCCGGCAAAGCCGGGACTAGCTCAGGCTTTGGCGGATCGTTCGGACCGGGTTTGCCGTCCGGGTAACGCAGATCGGGCAAGGGCCCCGATAAATCAGGCTGTAGCATTCAGGCTCCTTCGTCTTTCACAGTGATAAAAACCCGTTCTTTCTTTTTCTCTATTGCATCTACCACAATAGCGTGAAGCGGCAAATAAGCCCTCTCCGAGAACCCGCCGATATAATTACCATCGGATAGCTGATAGTTTGAGCAGGCCAAAAGACATCCTTCCGTATCATCGACATCGTTCCCCATGTGAATGCGAATCAGCGTAAATCCTTTCACGCCTATAATGGCCATAATAGGATGGTCTTTGCCGAACCTCTTTGTATACCGTTCGTAAAACCCACCTTCCCGAACCAATATGATCTCATAGCGGTCGGCCGGAATCCTTGTCTTTCCCTGGATCTTCGGCTCGTGCTTTCCGTCCTCCAAAATGAAACATCGAAACGGATTCTCTGCTATTGTAAGCTCTCCGATGGTAGAATCGGGAGTACTGAGCATGCGCTGATCAGTGATTTCCATTATTCTTTGATCTCATTTATTTCGTTGACCACGCCCCAGCAGAATTTCCGGAAAGCGGTATCATTGGCAAATTTTTTCGTTTTTTGAGATCCTCCGCTTTCCTTGACCTTGATGCCCGAACCTTTTACGGCCTTGTCTTTATATTTGATATAATCGGCGTTTACCTTTACCACCTTTTCGGCATAAACTTTCTTTACTTCGTCTTTCGCAGGTTTGGGGAATGATATGCTTATTCGGTATTTTTCCGGCAAGCCAATATTCGGCAAGGTCAACCCAAATTGTCTCACGGTATAGCGTTTTTCTGTTTCCTTTTTCTGTGCGCTGGGGCCATGCGGCGTTGTTTCCTCTTCGATTACAACCTCTGAGCTGTCCACCGTGAAATGAACTGCATCAACGAGAAAGGAATCTATCACCGCATCATTGCCTAATATATGAGCGAACGAGCGCGTAATAGAGTAATTGCGCGAATAAAGCAGCAACGCCTCAGATGAATCGGTGTAGTAAAAAGTCAGGCTTTTTACGTAATAGACTTCGCCGTGTATGGCATGGCTCAAAAACTCTTCTATTCTCGCTATATTCTCCGCATCCTTCGCCGCGGCAAGGGCTGGATTGGCAACGCCGGGATCTCCGCTATTCACCGGCCAGGTGAAAGATTGCGGGAAGGCGAAAGAAACGAGCAAGCAAATAATAATCAGCGCCTTCATTAGTTTACGCTCCTTGACGCCTCAAACCATGACGTGCCGTTCCAGTATAAAGTCATTATATCATTCGCGCTCGAAGTGAAAGCAGCCGATAAATTAATTGTGTTCGCCGTTCCGTCCCCGGTGTCGGTTATGGTTACTTTGTCATCAATGAACCGGATAACATAAATGCCTACCTGAGTCGCGCCGGTTATCGTTGCTAGAGTATTCCCGCCCGTGTCACCGGTCAGCACAACGGCATTTTTCGTAATGGCGAACGTGTCGCCCGCCTCGCCTAATGTTACTGGTTGCTCTGCATTCGTGCCGGACATACCGCGCACCGTCAAAGCACCCTTTACCAGCCCCGGCCCCTCTGTCCGCAATGCAAGAGCGGCAACAGAGTCCGCAGCCGTTATTTTACCGGCGGTCGACATGACAACGGTTGTGCCGGTTACACCAATTGTTACTTCGCCTTTAATTCTTGCAGACTTTTCAATTCTCGCAGAGTCATTTACAACGGCTTTCCCTGCCAGGTGTAAATCCTTAGGCCTGTTGTCTGCAGCCGCGCCAATATCGACGGTGTTGTCGGTGGGGAATGCCAAAACAGTATCATGTATATCCAGCACAGCCTTTAGCGCCGGCGTATCATGGTCATCATGTACGGATAGCCTAATATAAGGGTCTGCGCCGTCCACTGCGTCAATGCGAGCGAGTGTATTGTGTGCGCCCGCCTTGAACATCAATGAATCGACAAATCTGTTTTGTCCGGTAAAGGTATGGTTGTTATTCAAGCTATCATTGAAAGCGGATTTGTCTAGTTTGTTTGCCAGCGTGTCCTTGACAACCTGGTTCAAATCAATATATTTTATCTGGCCGTCTGTAATGTCATTAGAGCCGATTGTATTTATTTGCGTGCTGTCAAGGGTTGCATTTGCAATCTGTGTCGCGGTGATTCCCCTGGTTGCTATATCTGCCCCGGATATGCTTGCATCTTTGATTTGCAAGCTGTCCAACGCTGAATTGGCTATTTGTGTTGCTGTTATTCCGCGTGTAGCAATATCGCCGCCCGCAATCGAAGCGTCTTTAAATTGCAGACTGTCAAGAGTACCGTTTACCAGTTTAGTGCCTGCAACGGTTCTATCATGCAAATCTGTGCCGCTCAGTGAATTATCTTTCATCTGCAAAGAATCAAGGGTTGCATTTACCAGCTTGGTTCCGTCAATTGTGCGAACGACAATATCATTGCCCGTCATATTTGCAACGGTTGTACTATCATGCGTGTGTGAGTCATCCTCCACCCGCCAAGCCCCTGCGCCTATGGTTACATCCCCATAGTCACCGGCTGAGAGTACGCCGGTTGCAATGCTATCTGAAGCGGCCGCATCCCAACTGAGTGTACCAATCTTAATATAAGTATTTACTAGCAATCCAAGTCCGCCACTACCCAGCG